CCTGCACATACGATAAGACTAAAAATAAATTTTTTCATTTTAAAATTAATTTATGTTTTCATGCCTCTATTATATGAGGCTCATAATTATATATCTCAAAAAAATTATTTAGTCTATAAATTTTCTAATTTTTTAAACTATTCTTTATTTTTACTTTAAAATATATAACCCCCTCTGAGTAATCAATTAAATAAAAAAAAGAAAATTAAAATGTAATGGCAAATTGTAGTAAAGAATATTCAGCTGAGCTTGTTAAGAAATATGGTGATGCGGTATATAAAGAAATACAAGATATAGAATTTCCAAAGTTAAGAGAAAAACCAATTACAGAACAATCATGCATTAATGAGATTAAATCAATGTGTCGTTATGACAAGAGTGATAAGACATTATCATCTATTATAAGAAAATTTCATAAAAGTCTTATTTATGCTAACCGTACAAAACATCCATCTCCATATGAAGGTTGGCAGGAAATAAAGAATAATAAAGAAAAATTCTTAAAATTTTATGAAAATAGATTAAGATGTTCTGACTGGTTTAATGAAAAGAATGGAAAGAATCGACATAAATTAGATGAAGGTTATGTACCTGAATTTATATTTGGTATTGGATTAACTACTTCTGGTAAATATCCATTAGTTTCTTACTTTAAGCCCCAATTAGCTAAGAGACTTGTTATGGAATACTTATCAGAATATGATACAGTATTTGATCCATTCAGTGGTTATAGTGGTAGAATGATCGGTACATTAGCGGCTGGTAAAAATTATGTTGGCCATGATTTATGTAAGAGTTCTATAGAAGAATCTAAAGAAATTTATAACTTTATTAAACCTTATATACATTCTTATTATGATAAAGAACCAAAGTGCACTTTAGAAATTGCTGACGCTGCGAAAACTACAGGTAAGTATGATGCATTATTAACATGTTCTCCCTATGGTGATATTGAAAATTGGCCAGGTGTTGAAGTATCTACAAGAGATTGTGATGATTGGATTGATGTATGTTTACAAAATTATGATTGTAAAAAATATGTATTTGTAACAGATAATACCATAAAGAGATATATCAATTATGTTGATGATGAACTTGAAAATACCAGTCACTGGGGTTCGAATAAAGAATTTATAGTAGTAATTACAAAAGAACAAAGAGACGAAATTATAAGAGACCTATGACAACAGAAATTCATGCATTGAGCCATAAATTATATATAGATGTACAACCATATCTAACTTCATATTTTACTCCATTATATGATAATTTTAATAAAGAAATATTTGATAGTGAAATAGGAATTCCAAATGCTTTTGAAGACTTTGTACAACTTGTATATAATGCACATAAACAATCTTTTAAACGTATATATATGAAGGAAATATCTATTCCAAAGTGTTCATATAATAAAGATAGTAAAGATGTATTATTAGGATTTTCTGCTGGTTTAGATTCAGTATACCAAGCCATTGCATTAAAGGAACAAGGTTATAATGTTAAATTATTCTATTTAATTAATGGCAATATGTATGAAAATGGTCAATCTTATAAGTGGGCTAAAGTTATAGCTGAAAAATTAAATATGTCATTATTAACAGCTAAAATATCACCTAATACTAAAAAAGATAATCCATATAGAAAGTTCTGGGCTGAAAATCCTATAAAGAACCAATATATAATGGCAATGATGGTAGATACTTGTATTGAATATAATATACAATATATTAGTATGGGTGATGACTTTAACCTTGATATAGAACATGCCGCAATTGGTATAAATTTAACAGATGCAAAAGAAATGACCCAAACATGGTTAAAAGGTTTACACCATTATCTACCAGATATAAAATTTATACCGATAGAAAATAATATAGAAAAAGATAAAAGAATAGAAAAATTAATAGAATATAATTTACAGGACTATTATTATAGTTGTGTTCAATCAGGTAGGTTTAATCAAAAATTTCATAAAACCTGTGAAGAAAAATATAATATTAAATTGTTCCATAATAACTGCGGAACATATTGTAGAAAATGTGCTATGCATAATTTAATATTATATTATAAAGGAATTCAAACTTTTCCCGAAGATTTCATTAATAAGTGTTGGGAACGAATGTGGAATAATGCACACTCTGCAGATTATGTATTTTTTTCACCTGATATTCCTTTAGAACAACGAATTAAGAACCTTTTAGAATATTAAAAATGGCATTAAACTCACCTTTATTTAAAAGTCTTATAGATAAAATAAATTTTAAAGCACTTCAAACTATAAATGATAATATATCTTATATAGGTACAGATAAAGTAAATCATAGAAATAATGATCCTATACAAGAGATGTTTAAGATTTTATGGAAATGCTATACTATATATTATACATTATATCCAACTGATATAACTTCAATAGGTAAATTAGATGTTATTAGTAATTATGCTACTATTTTAAATAAATTAAGTGAGAAGAAAGAGAGTTTAAAAGTAAATGATAATAATATATCTGAATATGAAAAGAATACTAAAATAAAAGAATTACATAAGTTAATAGATAGATTTAATTATTTAAGAACTGAATGTATAGATAAAGGAAAGGAAAAAGTTCAAATATGTAATTTATTTAAAGGACGATTATATAAATATCCTTTTTTTAATATACATGATACAGATATAAAAGAATTTGATTGTTCTGTAGCAACATTTGAAAATTTTAATATGATAGATGAACTCAATTTTAAAGAAGGTATATTATCATTTATTTTAAATAAAAAAACAAATGAACTATTATATATTGTAATTATTACATATTATAATAAAGTTTTTGTTTATGATAATCGAAAATTACCAGTATATAATTATCATAATAATAAGGTATATAAAACTTTAAAGTCTAAACCTAAAATTGTATATACTCCTGATAATATTCCTTTATTGGTATTAAATAAGAGTTGGAGATTAACTTTATTCAGAGACATAGATAAACATAATAATAACTCTGTAAAAATATATAATACAGTATTTAATTATTTAGAGTGGTTTGATTCGATTAAGGATAAATGTATATGTTATAATTTAAATATTCCAAATATTATGAAGTATTCAGGGAATTATATGGATAATGTAACAAATCACATAATACAAAATACTCAAAAACATATTGAATTAACAGCTCCTTATGATATTAAAGACAATATAGATATGTTATATTATAAAACTAATAATTTTATTAATTTTTTAAAAGATAAGGTATCAAAGGAATTTAATGTTATGAAAAGTTCCACTGATCTTGATGAGGGAACACTTATGATAGGAATAGCATTAAATGGTATATCTGATATAACACTCCAAATGCGTTTTCATAAGAATAATGAATTAGAAACGCCCCCTTCTGAATTAGTGACAGATACCTTAAAGTTATGTTTCTTTAAATATTTGTATCACTCTTTACATACTGTATATAATACTAAATCATATAAACAATATATATTAACTCATTATAATAAAATAGTAGATTTAATTAATAAATACCCAACTGTAATGGGTACAAATACGAAATTAACACATATTCCCGAAGAAATGTTGAATTCTAAAAATTAATAAATTATGGCATTAAATTCACCTTTATTGCAAAGTTTAGTAGATAAAATAAATTATAAATCTATAATAGAACTTAATTCTGTATGTGGTATTCCAAATATTGATTTAAGTGATAATATTCATGTACATTCAGATCCTATACATGAGTTATTTCTTATTTTATGGAAATGCTATACTATATATTACCAATTATTTGATAATGTAGAAACATGTAATGTTATTAGTAAGTATAATGATATAGTTGATAAAATTCTTGATAAAGAAGAAAATATATCGCTGCGTTCTACTATAACAAATAATGTTAAAAAAGAAAAAATCGAAGAGCTCAATAAGTTAATTAAAAGATTCAAATACTTAAAGAATATAGTAGTTAACAAAAAAGAGAAAGTACAAATTAATAATTTATGGGATAGGCAATTAAATGAATATCCTTTTTATCTTGTACATGATTCACAAATTATAAAGAACCCTGATAGTATATCAAAAGTTACAGGTTATGATGATAATGCATATATACCTTCCAATGGGTTGCTTGTATTTATAGTAGATAAGGAAACTGATAAATTAGTTGCTTGTGCAATTAGAAAAGGTTATACATATGTGGTGTATAAATCTAATAATATATCAGATATAAATGGTAATAATGATTATATTATCAGAAAAATATATAATATCATCAGACAGAGAATTAAAGTTGTATATAAGCAAGATATTCCTATATTGACACTATCAGAAGATTATGAAAGAATCTTTTTAGAATTAAGTGATATAATAGGTATGATTAAACATGAATATACAAATTCTACATTTAATGAATTAATTAATACTGTTTTTATAAAGTCATGTGATATTTATTACTTACATATTCCAGATATTACAAATTATAGTTCTGCATTATCATATAAATTTTTAAATAGTAATACATATAAGAATAAATTTATAACATATCATAATGAATTAATTGCCCCTTATAATTTAGCTACAGAAATTAAGTCGTTATTTTTAAATATAGATAATATAACAAATACTATAACATTAGCTTCATGCATTAAAGATATAGATGAGGAAAATGTCAAATATAATAAAGTAATAGCAAATCTATATAAAATTAGTAAAGAAATATATAAGTGTGAACTTATTAATAATGAATATAAAAGTACTATTTTAAAATATATAAAACGACTTTTAATTAATAAAGCATATAAAAAACAATTTGATGATAACTTATATAATTATTTAGTTCCTGTACATAATAAATTATTAACTATTGGAACTAAATATAAATTGTGTTCTAACATTAAACCTTTATAAAAATGGCATATAACTCATCTACATTACAAAAATTATTAAAGGAATATAATAAATCTTCTATTATATTAGATTTTCAAAAATTATTTGCAGCAACCCGCCGTAATTGTGTAGAGCCAGATCTTGAATATATAAAAAGTATAGATAATAGTATATGTACACAATTATATGAGAATATAAGATATGCACAATACATTATATATTCTTTATATAATAGTGAATATTTACAAAAGTGTAAACTTAATATTAATAATCCTATACCAGCTTCAGCTTATCTAATACCGGTATATAATAAGTTAATAGAAGATATAATTAACAATAATATAGAATCTAGTGTAATAGATAGGGTTGCTTATGTTAAATATATAGATAAATTAAAAGAAGTTAATAGTAATATATGTACATTAATTAATAGAATTAAAAATAATTTCAATAATACACATATACAGGTTGGAACCTTGAAATTATTTAATATATATGAATCTGAATTATATATTCCTTCATCAGTATCAGAAATAGATAATTTTATAAATGCTTTTAGATATAATAATAAAAAATTTTTATTTTTTAGTGTAAATAAGAAAACTAAAAAACTTGAATATACTATATATACAAGTAATACTAAGCGTTTTTTTATTATTAATAATAAAAAATGCTTAAATACTTATAGCAAAAATAAAGGTGCCTTATCTACACTAGAACTTACACCCATAACAATAAATGGACAATATAATACTAAATTTGAATTATTAAAATTACCGGAAAACTTTATACATACATATGATAATATTTTATTGGAATCTTTTGTGTATACTTTCAATATTCCAGAATTTCAAAATGATAATACAGAATATTTAGACCTTACAAAGTATAATGTATATGTATTTGAATTAAATAATTTTCATAATAAACAATATATATTAGAAGGTAAAAATGACGTAGCTAATGGTTTCTATAATTTTCATAAAAATATTGGAATATTTAATAATTTTAATCGGAGTATACCGGCTATAACATCAAATACTGTAACTCTGTACATTTGTAGATCTTATATACGCCAATTACAATTATATGGTAATAAACCTATTAAAAATTCAAAGTTATCTGTTTTATTTTATGATGAAACTACTAAATTATTAGATATTTTTAATTCGTTAATTTCTAAACAATATACAATTAAATATAATAGTCAAGTATATTTGATTATGAATGTAATTAATAATACATTTATTAAATTAAGTAAACCATATTTAAATGATAATGATGTTATAAACATAATAGAGTACTTGAAATTATTTAATAGAAAATTTGTAAATAGTATGTATTAAATAAAAAGAAGGGAATACTTTAATTAGTATTCTCTCTTATATTTTTATAGTTTTAAATACTTCCAATAAATCATCACAATTATTTGTAAATATTTCCACATAATTTAAATTATTTTTCTAAGCGGTTTCTCTCTTTATAACATCTCGTTTTGACCATACTTCTATAGCATCTCTATATGCTTGACTGTATATAGCTTTCTATTTCCATAATGTAAGCAATTCCTATGTTTCTTCTTCTTTTTCACTATATATAACATATTTCTTAGTTATATGGTTATATCCATGATGCCAATGTCCCTAAATTTCTATATATAAGTTATACTCAACTAAATAAAAGTCACATTTAAATGGATATAATTCACTTTTGTACTCTCTCTTATATATAATGTTGTTTTCATCCATATAGTCCATTAAACATCTTTCTAATTTAGAAGTTACAAAATTACCGTTCTATTTCATAGATAAATATCCCTTTTCACGTATAGCAGGTACTTGTAAAGCATATTCATACCCATACTTCTATAAACAAGTTTCTTTTGATTTCTCCTTCTATATATCACTCATGAATGTATATGGTACACCGTATCGCTTTATATTTGTTTCTATAAGTTTCCTCTTAACTTCTGCATTCTATGATGATACAGGACAATTATATCGCTTTATGCATGTTTCTCTTGTTTTCTATTTAATTTCTTCACTCTAACATGCATGCTCATGTCCATATCTCTATAAACATGTTTCTTTTATTTTCTATTTTACATTTTCATCTTGAAATGGGTTATATACTCCGTATTTTTCAAAACATGTGTTCTATAATTTCTAATTGAATAACAATTTCCCTTTATCTGAATTTTTACAGGCCTAACTACAATAAACTTTATAACCACGAGTTTTATCTACAAACTTTACAAGTTTACCACACACTGGGCATATAGGATGTTTATCTAACCCATACCTAATACGCTATATCACTTCTGATATTTTCTTACAATTATCATCAAAGCGATTACTTAAATAAGAAAATATACAAGGATGTGTTTTCTTTAAGCCATTCCAAGTTAATTTATATTCTTTATCATATAAATCTAAAATATAATTATCGTATTTCTAATTTATTATCATATAAAAACGTCTCAAATTTTGAGACAATATTCTCTATATAATGTCTCAAAATATTTTAATGCAAATAAAAAAGAATGTCTGTTTATTTTAACAGACATTCTTGAAAATATTTTTTCCGGAAATATTTACTTGGTTTGATGCTATAAAATTAAAGGATTGATTCATCAAAATAATCAGCCTCAAATGTTACAGAAGATTCCATCAATGAATTACCTTGCTCGTAATTCAATTCTGGACCATTCAATGCCCCTGATGGCCAAACATTATAACAAATTATCTAGTGGAATGGAATACCACGCTTATCCTGTATTGTAATGGTCATATTACCTGCAGAGTATTCTTGCTTAATACCCATACGACCTGTTAATGGGTCATATACAAGATCATGCCATTTACGTAAGAATTTATAAGTATATGAATCATTTGTTGAAGCACCTGGACGAAGATTCAATTGAAATACTACGGTAAGTGTCAAGTGAGTCTTAGTTGGTGCACCACCAGCAAATGTACGCTCAGCAAACTTATACTTCTGTGTTACTACACCAGCACCCGGTTGAGTTGTTAAACCTGAAATACTCTTAACACCTTCAAGTGCAATTAATACATTCTAATCATCTGCCTTACCTAATGCAGGAGGAGGTGATAATGTCAATGTAAAGAGGTTTTGATATATAGGCTCGTATTTCTCGACGGAAGTCTTAGAAGAAGTAAAATGGGGTAATCGCATCAAACCATTACTTGTCATTTCTGCCATATTATAATATGTAATTTAATTTAATATATTTATTTAAACTTTCATGCTAAAAAGTGTTATAATTAAAATGGAACACTGTATAAATGATGATTATATTGTAAAGTATTTTCAAAGGGAAGATGGAACTGTAAAAGGTGCAGCATTGGCATCTCGTATTGTTAATGCTCACTCTGAGATTGCAACTTATATGTAGAATCGTTTTTCATTTACATAGGATTATAAAGAAGTTTATTATTTGTTATACCATGGTTTAAAGGAAAGACCAAAGTGTCCAGTATGTGGTAAAGAAGTTCCATTTGCTAAATTCAACATAGGCTATAGGAAGTATTGTAGTTTAGAGTGTTAGAGATCTGAAAAGGGAAAGTAGATAAAGAAGGATTGTTAGAAATAGACTTGTTTACATAAGTATGGGGTTTCTTCTGTATTATAGTTAGAAGATGTGAAGAAGAAGTCAGAAGAAACAAGTTTAAGAAAATATGGTTGTAAACGCCCTTCATAGAGTGAGATAGTTAAATAGCATACTCGTGAAAATAATCTTAAGAAATATGGTTCAGTTACTCACATGAGTAGTTAGGGAGTTAAAGACAAGATAAAATAGACTTGTATAGAACGTTATGGAGTTGATAATGTTTTTAAGTGTGATGATATAAAGAAGAAGGTTGAATAGACATGTTTGGAAAGATATGGTACAGCAAATGTGCAATAGAACCCTGATATAAGAAAGAAGACAGAGTAGACCTGTTTAGAACGTTATGGAGAGGTTTCACCTTTATTAAATGAAGAAGTTAAAGAAAAAACATCATGTACATTGTTATAGAAATATGGAGTTTACAATGCAATGCAGAGTGATGAAGTTAAATTAAAGGCGAAATAGACATGTTTAAAACGATATGGTTATGAAAGTTACAATTAGACCGAGGAATGTAAACAACGTTATAGGAGGACTTGTTTAGAGCGTTATGGGGTTACAAATACCCTGTTACTGGATGTATGTAAGGAGAGAAGTTTAAACACGGTACATGAGAAGTATGGAGTTGATTATGCTTTTTGTGATAAAGATATATAGAAACGTGCATTGGAGGCTTCGTTATAGTCTTCAACCTCAAAATCAAAAGCTGAAGATGCAATATATGAAGAATTATGTTGTATATATGGTAAAGGCAATATAATTAGACAATATAAGAGTAATGTGTATCCATTTCATTGTGATTTTTATATATAGAGTGAGGATTTATATATTGAGTATCAAGGAAGTTGGACACATGGAAGTATGCCTTATATAGAAGGAGATACTACATGTGTCCAACAATTATAGTTATGGAAAGAGAAAGCATTAAATAGTGAGTACTATAAAGATGCTATAGAAACATGGACTTATAGGGATGTTATAAAACGAGAAATAGCTCGGAAATATAAATTAAATTATATAGAAATTTGGTAAAGTTATTTCTTAAAATACTGTATATCCGTTACATCTTTAATTTTTTCAAAATACTCTTTATTACGCTAAATATAATTATTAATTATATTTATGAATTTTTCCGCTTTATCCGTATTTGTTTTATTTATGTTTAAATATTTAAGTAAATCTTTTAATGTATTATAAACTTCATTTTTTAAGTATTGTTCATATCGAGTAAATAATAACATCTAATTTATATTATTAGGTTCATAATATACAGGATATTCTATATTATCCGTAAGTGTATCTATTGAGTTTCTCAATACTCTATATAATTTATTTACATCTTTACTAAGAGTGTCTCCATTATCCATAATATTACTCAACTTATAATAAATAATATTTGTTCTCTTTACTATCTCACGCATAGTTATATCTGTATTATCAGACCATAATGATTTAGTTGGGTCTTTCTTATGGAAATAATGTAGGCTATAAGTATTTGGTAATCTTATATCATATCCTATTATATCATCTTGGGTATATATATTTAATAAATTATTATAAAATGTATTGAAATTGAGTTCCTCATCAAAAAATTGAAACATATAAAGAATTACTAAACCTATGGCTTCAGTTAGCTTATAGTCGTATTTATTATCTAAATAAGGTATAGATATATTCTTATATTGTATATATTTTATATAATCATTATGTTTAAGCCAAAGGTTATATAATTCTTTAATTTTGTTTTTAATTGTTTTCAGATCGCCTTTAATATAAAGTTTAGTTATATCTTCATTGTTTATATAAGGTTTATATAATTCCCAGTTATTATCATATGTTAGCATTAACATATGATTATTTTTTGCTATATTATTGTATAATTTTTGGGAGAAACTTTTCACCTATATCTCATCTTTATATATTGGAGTTATATCTTCATCTTTAATATTTTGTAATATTTTTATACTGCTTTGGCGATCAAGAGTAAATGTAAAATTACCCTTATATAAGTTAGTTATTAAGGTAGTAAGTTGTTTAAAGATTTGGTTTATTTTATGTACAAGCAAATATACTTGTTCTTCTGATAAATTTTTATTGAATTGTTTATTTTCTAATGCTTCAATATATATTTTTGTTATATCATTATCTTTATCTATTAAATTATATTTTATATCCTATGTTAATTTACGGGTAAATTCTTTGGGTAATAACGATTCATATAATGGATATAAACTTGTAAAGGTATTGACAATTTTATCCATTATATTTGTACTATTCTAATATTTTATAATATTACTTCTATAGTCAAATGTGTCTGCTTTATATTCTCCATTTAAATATTTTAGTTGTATATTATTAGTCAATATATCTTTAATAGTTTTACTATTATATGATTCGTTTAAATGTTTCTTATTCATAGCTATATAAGTTTATATACATATATGTAATTTATTTTATTATTTTATTTAAAGGCTTCTCATAACTTTTAATATTATTAAGAATATCATTTATTCTATTCTATTGTTTAATAGTTAAATTACCTTTACGTACTATATTGTATATATCTAAAACTAATGGTTTTATAGTAGTATTTAGTATATCATATAGCCTATTATGCATTAATATAACATTATAATTTAATGGCCCAAACATTACAAAACTATGTTTATCCATATATTCATGTAATTGAGTAAATATACGTTCACATGGAACTAATGTTTTTTCATCTATATTATCTTCTTTAATTAAGTAATTATATATTCTTTGCCATATATCATATAATTTTTCTAATTCATTTTTTAACGGGTGATAATACTTATTATTTTTTGTAATGACATTTTTATTATTTAATATATCATCATAGTTAATAAATGGTAATTTATGTGCTTTATTAATAGAAACATTTATATCTAATATATAAATACTTCCTCCATTTAATATAGTATCTTTAATAGGTTCATACATTATATTTAAAGGATAACCATGCTCAGCATTATTAATTTCATTATTTTTATTAATAAAATTACTAAATTCTTCCTATATATAACTAAACTTAGTTATATTTTTAAATAATGGTATTTCATAATTATCATTTATTTTATATGTAGTAATATCATTCTTTAAAATATCTTTCCAATATTTTTTTATCTTTCTTAATGACGTTTTATTTTTAATATACTCGCTTGAATAATGGTATCTCAATATATAAGGGGTTTCATGTTCAAACCGCCCTATTATAGTAAATGCGTCCTTATCTTTATCAACTATTAAAATTACTGCACTTTGTTGTAATATAGCAGGTTTTAAAGTATTATCGATATAAAAATCTAATGTATCATTACTTAAATTCTATTTACAATTTTCGGTTATATCCTATATCTATTCATCTCTTAATTTTGAAAAGGGTTCAAAACGTTTAGTTTCAGGAGTATCTAAAGTTACATTGAATGTACCATTAATATAGTCATTCATTAATTTAATAAAATACTTAAATTTAACTTTGACGTCTTTAACTCTTATTGCTAATAGATTCTAATCCTCAATAATAAATGCTTTATTTTCATTGAAATATTTAGTTATATCCCATTTAGTTATATCCTATGTATATTTACGAGGTAATAAATAATTAACGGCATAATGTGTTAGTAACTTAGAATATGCTATATATAAATCATTATAAGCCTTCTCAATTTTGTAATATATAGAATTATCTTCATATACATCATATGTTGTATGGTTTCTAATAATTTCTACAATATCAGTAGGCTTATATGTATTAGCAGGGATATATTTTAAATATTCATTATTCAAAATTATATCCCTTATAAATTTATTATTAAATGATTCATTCAAATAATTAGTATGGTGTAACATATTTTATTTATAACTCAACTAACTTATAAACTATTCATTATCATTTTTCTATATTTAGATATATATGAATTATAAGTACTTAACTTACTAATATAATTATCAAGTTTATAAGTTTGTATATTTTTCTATTTCATTATATTATAGAGATCACTAATATATGGGTATAATGTATAAGATATAAATTTAGTATACTTATTATATTTTAATAAAAAGGAGAAATTATTAGTTTTATTATCAATTACTGTTGTATATAATATCTATATAGCAGATATAGCTTTCTATATATCTACTAATATTGATATATCATTAGTATTAATATTTAATATTTTAAATTTTTCAATAATATAGTACAGTTTATTATTAAGATCTGTTTTTATAATTTTATAGTCATTACGATTATTATTATGACGGCTTACATTATAGTTAGTATATTCTGTATCTATTTTATCTTCATGCTTTTTAATATTTGCCTTGTGTGTATTAATCAAATATATCTTCTGTGTATTATTGTCTCTATATATAGACATTTTCAATTTTTTCTGAAATGACTTTACATCATAACATACATCACATGATAAGCTATTAGATTGAATGAAAACCTAATATATTTTTTTCACTACTGGATATATATACTCCTAATCATAATATGGAATTTTATAATTATTAATATTAAGATATTCTAAATTATCTTTACAATAATTCCATTCAGCATATAACTATAATTTGGCCTAATTAAAACGGTAATCATCTCCCATATTTCTATATGAATACATAACTACATTATCATTAAGGGGATCATTTGTAAGTTTAGTAGTATTAGATATTTTACCAATTATTATATTCTTTGCATGGTCTCTAATAACTAAAAAATAATTATTATCTTTTATTTTATTATAAATTTCCTCTGACAATTTACGTTTTAATTTTGTAACTGGAATTTCTTCTATATCTTCATCTCGTACATTAGTTAATGATATAAGTGCAGTATCTTTAATAGTATTATTAAAATCACCAGTTATTAATTTATTAATTAACTTATCTAATCTTTTTAAATAATTCTAAATATTTTTAATTATAGGTAATACGATATTTTCGTTATTAATTATTTCATTATCTATACCATATTTTTTAAGCTTATTAATTACAGAAAATATATTAGGACTACTTTTATATGCTTTATCATATACATCATTAGCATTATCTTTATTAAGTAATTCAATATATTGCATATAAAGATTACATAAACAACCTCTTAATTGCTTATATATTGTATCTTCTTTAATATTAGTATTTTTAACTATATTTAAATCTAATAATTTATCAGATGAACTACTATTAACAGATTTATCATGATATTTTAAAATATCAATATCATTAAAAATATCTTTTATTAATTTAGAATTAAAAGCTTCATTTATATGTTTATATTTCATAATGTCGATCACTCTTTTTGTTATATAGTTTACGCCAATTATTAAATTTAGTAATGAAATCATTGCAGAAATCTATATAATACTAAATTCGTTTTTCTACTTCCTGCGTTTTTAATTTATTTTTATTATTATTCAATTTCTTAAGATAACTATAAAACTTTTCAAATTTACTATATTCTTTTGACATAAAATTATATAGTGTATTAAGTAAAAGAATTTTTGTAAAATTAAAATTATACTTATTATTATCCTACAGCATATCAGTATAATGGAAATAGTCAAATATATAAGTTATATCATTATAGATCGTTTTTAATACCTCACTTAATTCATAACCTTTAGCTGTATTATCATAATAACCACCAAAATTATTAATATAGTATGTGTATAATTTTGGAAATAACTCTCTTAATTGATGTAGATGTATATAATTAAAAGTTGGTTGTTTTTTGATATTATCTGGTAAATTAAGGTGTTTAGTAGTATAATTATAGTTGAATATCTAATGTTTTGATGTAGTACTTTCAGGTACTTTTATATAAAATACTTTATAATTTGATATATTAGCACCTATATTTCTTTCATAATCCAAATCACTATATATCATATAATCATCATATGACATTACTTCAATTATATTTGAAATTAGTTCTTCTAATGGTTCATATGGTATAATAGGTAAATTAATATTATCAATAGTTACTAATTTTGTTTCTTCCTTAAAATCAGTTAAATAACTTTTAATATCCTCTTCATATATAGAAAATTGAGTAACCTTATTAAAACTATAATAATTAGAAAAATTCTATTCATTTGGTCTCTTATAAAAATATCCTGAAAGGGTATTATTCTTAATAAAAATTATATACTAATGATATGGAGTACTTTGCAATTTATTAATATTAATAATATTCTTAATATCTGTTGCATCCTATAAAGGTTCTAACATATCATCAGTTACATTATATAAAGGCCTCAAATTAATAGGTAATTCATTAAATGAAATCTCAAAATTACCGGACATATAGTTATCCAATAATTTTAATAATTTATTATAACATTTATTAATAATATTAATATAATATATATTTTTATCATCAATATTAACATTACTAAAATCATATGTAGATATTATCTCATCTACTTTAGCATATTCTTTAAATTCATATGTAGGTGAAATTATAGGATCTTTAGTATTATCTAAAAATAATTTTTTTGAATATTTAGGTTCTATTAAATTTAAATAATTCATATAGATTTTATCTATACATATACATATCTAACTAACTATATAATTAGAATGTGGATCTATTTCTGTACCTCTATGTTGTAAATATGAATATATACTATTAGCTGGTAAATTATTATCAGATATGTTATATTTTAAATTTTTATTATTATTAATTATAGTTTTTATATAATTACTATTGTATGATTCTGCCAATAATAAATTTTTATTATTCATATGATGTTAGTTTAATTATATTAAATAGCCTTATAAATTTAGTTTTTACAAATATGTCAAATCACTCGAGGTAGCAAGGTCATTTAAAAGGTCTGGTAAAATTTCAAGAACCTTAGTTATTGGGATAAAATATGAATATATTAAAACAAATTTATCTGATATTTGTTCAACACTATCATCATCAAAATATCTTTCTTTAACACTAACCTCTGAATATAAGTGATACTTATTTGCTATACGATCAAGATATTTCTCATTTGGTATGGTATTACGTAGGCGTACTGAACACCTTACTGTTTCATCAGTATCGACATTATCTAAAATCTATTGGATTTTATAAATATCCGTATTATATTTATGGCTATAACGTCCTTTTGTACAACCTAATATATACTTCATAAAAGTAACGGCATCTACGGTATCTGTATCTAATTCCCATTTATACTACTATAAATACTCTTGTCTATATGGTTCTAATATATTCATAAAGTCTTCTGCAAATGTAGTATCATTATCCTCGAGCCATTTTTCATTTATTTTGTTATTATTAATAAGTTGTTTCCGAACTTCATTTTCTACCAAATGATAAAGTTGTTTCTTTGTAATTTTCATATATCTTTTATAAAACTTTAAATATCATATTATTTATTAAAAATGGATAAAATATAATTAAATTTATATTCTATCCATTTATTATATTATTAATTAAGTAATTTTATATAAGATTATATTATAAAAATTAATATAACTCATTAAGTTCTTTCAAGAAACTTTGTAGTGTTTTATCAATTTGTTGTATTGGTATATGAATACTATAATTCATATCATTTTCTATAATTGGTATATCTACCTTACCAATTTCACTATTATAATTATAATTATCGCATAAATTATCTAATTGGTCAATTATATCATTTCCCTCTGTATTAAATGATAATATTATATTTTCACTAACTTCTAAAATACTATCAAGTTCATTAATATCTCTATCATAAATTACATAATCATTAAGCTCGTCATCATCAATAGTGTTATCAGTAGATAAGTCCCAATAACCTAACTTTAATAAGTCTTTATATGGCTTAAATATATTAATGAGCTCCTCTGCTAATGATGGACTATAATCATCAATATCTTCATTAATTTTCTATATATGTGCTGAAGTTTTCTTATGTTTATTAAGATATTTTCTAACTTCACTTTCAACTAAATATGTAAGTTGTTTCTTTGTAATTTTCATTATATATTAAAAATTTTCTATACTATTTATTAAAAAGCAGACATGTTCTTATTCCTGTATCGTATTGTTCAAAGTCATCGGTATTTCTTTTATGCTCTATATAATTACTATTGTTAATTTCTACATTATATAATTTCAAATTATACGTATCATTATATAATTTTATATATAAGTTTTTATATAAATTATTGTTCTTTATATAATTAGTAAAACTATTTAAAAGTTCACTATATATCGGATATGGTGTATTATAAATTAGTTCTACTACAGTAAAGCTATTTTTATCTTTATATCCATATAAGTATGCTATAATTTCATCATTACACATGGCTTTATAACATTTAAGTTTATCTCCATACTATGAAATTATTTCATCAGCATATAGTGAATTATTTTTAAGAATTTCTAAATCAACATTTTCACAAGGAATAAACTATAAGTCTTTACTGTTATTTCTTTCTTTGCAATGTAATAAAATTAAATTCTCCACTATATCAGGCTTATTTAAAATGTCATCTTCCCAAAAACTAAGTAATGTATTACCAGTTTCTAAAACTCTTAAATATTTCTTATGATGATAGTTTTTAGTATGCTTTATAGTACTATGCCAAAATGACCCGTTGCACTCGATACATAACTTATACTCTGGTACATAAAAATCCACTTCTAATGGTCTAATTACAGTTCTACAATGTTGTACATAGTTTATGTGATTTCGGTCCAATATAGACTAAATAATGAGCTCTATTTTAGAAGTTTGAACTTCTACTGGGTTACATATAGGACAAATACACCCGCTTTTATATCTATCTTCCATGGTCCTGTTATGTGCAATGCCTACATGTATAGAAAATTTTTTATGCTTTTCACAACAATTATGAAAAATAAAATGGTCTTTATGTTTAGGGTCTAATTCTATGTCAAAACCAGTATGTTTTCTTATAGATGCTAAACGAGTTTGTCTTTCTACTATACTTTCACATTTCCTACTACAATACTTACGATAACCACGTAAAGCTTCAGAATATTTTAATTTATTTCCACATACTGGACAAAGTGGTGCATTTTCTAAATTATTCTTTATCCTATATATAGCTTCTTTATAATTAGAACAATTAGGAAATCGATTAATCAGATAATTATAAATGCCAGTTGCTTTTAAATTACTTATATGGTTTTGTAAACCCCTTCCAATCAAATAATTTCTAACATACTCATCATCAATAGTTATAGTATCATATAACTCACATGCTTTACTACAATATGTTCCATACCCTTCATTAAAATTTATAAATTTTAAAGGTTTACCACAAGTTTTACATAAATCAGGACCATTTAATTTATGATATAAACGATATAAAATTTCTACATATTTTAATTTTTCATTTGGAAACTAATTCAGTAAAACTTCTTTATATCCATGTTCAATAAGATACTTTTCTTTTACTTTATTATAATTAATTTCACCATTCTATATAATATCATTAATTATGTCATCTATGGTAATTTCTTTATTTTCCTTACCAACCCATATATACTACTTACTACAACTTGTACAACAAAAATCCATAAACTCCCTGTTACCAAATGTAACAGGTTTACCACAATTTTTACATACAGGCCTTTCCTCTATACCATGTAAAATACGATACACAGTTTCATGTATACATGAGCTATCTGGATAACGGTTTAATAAGTACTACTTTATATCTGGGTGATTATCCATATAAATGTAATTAGTCCATGCTTGGTTTATATTTCCCTTCTTATTTAAACAATGCGATTTTATATATTCATCATTAATTTTCATATATAGAAAAAATGGAATAGAAACTTTAGAATTTCTATCCCATTTAATTATATAGAATTTAATAAAAATTGTTTTAACTGTTATTAAGAATTTTCAGTATTTGATTGATAACGGTTAACAGTTAAACGAAGTAAAATCCTCTCCATGCCATGATTAAAGGAAAGTTTTACATCGACTACTCCATAATCACTTTCGATAACTTCTTGTGTATTATTAGATTCGTTACATATGATTTCGAATGTTGAAATAGCACCAGAGGTTTGCATTGTAGAGAGTATAGGTGTAAGAGTTTGTACGATAGCTGCACGTGTTGCAGGCGTATTATACAAGAAGTTAAATGTTTTGAGAACTGCATTACATTCAAGTTCTGCTGTATTTAAGTTTTCTCTTACATGTAGTTTATTGAAGTCTGATTTAATATCTTGGTAACAAGTTTGATTACCATAGATCATTATTTGTCTGTTATCCTTAATGATAGTATTAACTCCAAAAGGTTCAAGGTATTCACGATCAGGAACATCTGAATCAAATTCAATATCTTTCACAAATTTATTTGTTATAATACCAGATTGGTTAGCACAGATTGCATATGCATCTGCAATGCCAGTAAATTTGCGATAGAATACATTTGCTACATCAGCTGCAGGTGGAACAGTTATTTTCTTACCATTTTCATTATAAACGAGGTGTGGGAAGAATGCTGCAGTAAACTTAGATCCATTATCTTCTGTTGGAAGTGAGAATACTTTAGATGCTCCCATTTCTGTATTACCCCCTTGTGGAATGTACTTTGTATCAAATGATGGACGTGATTGTGTACCAACGATATAAGAATCACAGAAATATGGATTAGCTGAAACCGCAAATTGCTTTGCGGATGGTAAATTTAATATTGCTGTACATTTACCTCTATTCTTTGCAAGTCTTGAAAGATATACTTTACCACCAAGTTCGCTATCAAGTCCATAAGACATTGAATCGATTATATAGCGGTAATCTACCATTGCTGAGTTACAAAGACCACGTTGTATTCCAGGTTCTTCAAGTACACTATAAATCTTCTTGATACCTGCTTCAATATTAATGCTACCATTTTCATCGTAACCTGGCTTATGGCGAGCTTGTAATTTAAGACCCTTCATAGGAATGAAACGAAGTGAATGTGAAATAACATCTGAAGTTAATGGTAATTGACGAACTACTGTACGTTCCTTTGTATCGATAAGTACATGTTCTGTTGTAGTTACAAGATAGAAACCAACTGCTCCATTATGTGCTGTAGAAGTTTCACCTTCATAATCATACATCTTACCTTTCCAATTAATCATTCCATTTACCACTGGGATAAATTGTTTCTTAACTACACGAGTTACACCTGGAATAATCTTATATGTTTGTGTTTCACCTGTCTTATTATAATATGTAATATTCTGAATATAATCACCTAATTTAATATAGTCATCTGACCAATATTCTTTATCTGTGATAATAAATTGGTTCTTTATTTCAGATGAAACTGGAATTTCATTCTTCCATAATGACTTATCATTAAAGTAATAAACATTAGATAATTTTGTAAATGCAGCTTTACTTGGCACAATATTATCTTTAGAATCTTCATCATAAAGATAGTTATATGAAAGGAAATTAACACCTGTAATTATCTTAGTTGCATTATTTTCTTGTGTCTTACCAGATGGCTTAATTACCATACCTACAGATGCTGTTGGTTGACCTGTTGGGTTATTTGCAATATCCAATGGAACACCATAAAGGTTTTCAGTACTTTCAACACCAGCTCTTTCTGCATCACGATCAGTGAATAAATTATAATCAATAAATTGATGTGCAGAATAGTGTTGGAATGATGTATCAGCCTTAACTGTAACAATATAATCATTACCCTTATAAGAACGAACAGTTACTAAAAGGTTTGCAAAATAAGTTTCACCATTTACAATGAATGATAATTGAACATTATTTGTTGCACCTGTTGGATTAGATGCTAAAGACTTATCATCCGGTGAACCATAATTATAATGTACAACAGTAATACTATTATCTGGTATAATCTTCTTAGTTAATGAACCAGTTTCAGAAAGAATATAATATTCTGGGTTAATAAGGTTACGTAAGTTATTAGTTGTAGCCTTCTTAAATGTTTTTACATTCTTATCTGTAATTTCAGTATCATCTGGATTAGATGTTTTAATGAAATCCATTGGGAAATATATACCAGTTGTATAGAATACATTTTCCAAATCTGTAGAAATAGGGAATGTAGTATTATTAAATTCCTTTGTGATATAATAATTAGGTTCTTGATTACCTGTTACTACTTCTTCTACCATACCCTTTGCCATTGAAGCACTTGCTTCAGGTTTAACAAAACCAATTGTCTTCATATCACGAAGGATATGTTTCTTATCTACATTATCAGTAACATTAGATAACTCTGATGTTTTAAATACATATTGAGTATCGGTTTTACTATTATTATCAGTTACATACCATACATTCTCTTTCTTTAATGCCACAGGTTTTTCTGCTTCTTTAACAAGGATAAGGTTCTTATCATTATCAAATACATTAGAAAGAATTACAGGGTGTGCGGTAAAATTACCAGTTTTCTTTACACCTGCTTCAGTATATGTACCATCAACAGTTACATTATTATTAGATGTACTGATATATTCATAGTTAAGTGCTACTTTACCTTTATTATCATTGCTTGTTAATAAATTACGGAATGTCTCATGACCTACCATATCAACAATATAATTATTAGGAGAGCTTTCTCCATCTTCAGCTGTAAGTTCACCATCATTATCAATATCAAAGCCCCACTCACCTGAATGTGGATCTGATTCTGTACCATCAGCACCTGAATAATCATAATTTAATACATGTGCAGCATCTTCATTAAATGACATTAATAAACCTGTTGTTTCAGTAGCTGCATTAATCTTACGTTCAATAGAAAGATTATTACCTTGTTGATCTACGAAATCTGGAATAATAATACCTGTCCATGAACCTAATAAAGTTACACCTTCAGCTGAAATGAAGTTATTAATCTTACTCTTAATAACGCCCTTTTCATCAAAGTATGAACCCCAAACAGGGTCAGTTGAAAGTACACTATAATTACTCCAATTACCTTTTACACAAACAACTTGTATAAAGTAATCAGAAATATAATCACCTGGACGGATCCAACCGAATGGTATATTTGCGGCACCACCATACCATGCAGATGCTGTACGGTCATAACCAGAAATGTTTTCAGGCTTGAATACTAATATAGAGAATTCTTCTGTACCTACATTAGCAAAATTCAATAAGTTTGTATGTTCATATGAACCTGAACCTTGTGTATAATCTTGTGAATCTAAACCACGTGCTGCTGCTGCAGTCAATAATTCTTTATCAGGAGTCCAGAAACGTGAACGGTTATATAAGCTTGAATATGGTGTAGTACCAACAAATGGTATCACATCATCTTGCTCAGTACCGTACAAATTGAAATCGACGGTAGTAGAAAGATAATCATACTCACCATATTTGTTGTTCTTTGTAGGTATCTTTGGATTAGCTTCAGCTGCATTAAGAGATAAAGCTGCATAGTTAACTTGGTCAGGACCAGAATAAGTGTCATCTACCTTTAAAAGATTGAGTGCAAGTACAGGACCATTGGTTAACAATGTACGAAGCATTCTATTAAAGAAACAACCTTTATGTTCTAACTTAGTATCGACATCACCGAATACTGCAAGACGATCTGAATCATCCTACAAATATACAGGACGGTTGAATGGACCTTTATTAGAGAAACCTGGCATCAAACGTATTGCATTTGTTGTAGTATTGCTTCTTGTAGAATTATCAATTTCTATGGTATATACACCTGCTGCCTTAATAGACGAAAGATCAAGTGAAATTTTTCCCATTTGTCTAAATATATTATCTTTTAGTTTTATTATTTATTACAAAATAGACTGGGTATAATACGAAAAAGGGAATAACTTTTAAAGTTATTCCCAAAATAATTTTTATGAAACAGATATTTCTAATATATTAGAGTGAATTGGTTTAATTTTATTTTAACACGCAATATAGTGTAATATCACCATTTGCAGATCGTGTTGAAACTGATACGTAATCAAAGCCACAATGTTCTTTTACTTCTTCACATACATAAGCGATGTACTCACGATCACCACTGAAATCAAATTCAGGGTTAATGGTTAACTTTACTGCAGATTGTACAGTATCTGAACCTGGACAAAATTCATGCTTAATTGAAGTATCTGAAAGCTTTGCTACAATATCAGAAACAACCTTATCAAGCTTACTATAAATTAGGTCTGCTTGACGTGTTTCATACTCATTCTTAAGCATATCATTTACTGATAGTGTTGTTTGCTTTTGCATTGTCTTAGAACTTTCTGTACTTTCTGGTTCTTCTGTCATATTAGAAGTTTCTATATCTGGAGTTTCATCAACCTCCTCATCCGGAACGTTATTAAACTCTTCCAAAAGAGCACTGATAAAATCAGGAATAGATTTGAAGTGCGTTGTTTCCTTTGTACCATCATTATGAATAATAGTACCGATAACATCTTTCAAAGAATTATTAGTAGTAAGTTTGATTTTATCACCATCCTTAAAAATTTCCTTAATCAACTTCATAGCTCCGTCATTCATATTTGCCATAATTTTATAAATTAAAAGTATATTAATTATTTTTGCTTTATAACTATTATAAAAGTTTTATTCAAAAAGTCTATATTTTACATTATAAATTTAATCCATCTAATGAATTATGTGTAAAATATGGTTGCCATTTAATTTGTTTTGTATCTATATTATTATCTCTAAAATACATCATAACATCATTAATATCCCATTTTTCTCTATATGGTAAATTATAATCTTGTTTAAACTTTTTCCACATGAATACATTATAACCACGTTTTAATGCATCTAATGCATGTTCAATACCAGTCTTATCTGAATCATATACATACCAAAATGGTAAATCAACACCTAAATTTTTTGAAGCACCTGAAGTTGCTATGCAATTAGGTAATAAAAATGCATCTAAAGGACCTTCAGTTACTAATATAGGTTTATATATATTAATATTGAATATATTAAATAATGATGATAAATTTTCAATATAATCTGGAATAACCCCAGCACTTGCACCATATAACGCATTTCTTAAACGAGTAATCTGCATGGTATTATAATTCTTATATTTAAGAGGACGAGTTTGATACCCTATAACATAATCATTTTTAATAGAATTTAATATTATAATTTTATCAAAACGGCGACTATATAAGAAATTCTTTAAGTTATATTGACATCTATGTATAAGATAACTATATGCTTCAGGGGTAGTTTGTTTATTAATTTCCTCTAAATTAAATACTCTCTTAATTATATCACGTGGTATAGCATATTTTAAAGCATTTTCATAGTCAATAACTTCTGATGTTAATGCAGTAGAATTTGCACCATATGCAAAAGTACTTGGAATTGTTAAATTATTTTTAATATATGTAATATCATTTAATGACATAGGTTCTTTAAAATCTTCAAAGAACTTTACTAATTTAACACTTTTACCACAATTAAAACATTTAAAATGACCTGCATATTTACCTGATAATACAATATTACCACGTTTCTTACTTGTATTAGATGCAGAGTCATGACAATATGGACATGCAAAATTAAATCCAGTTTGAGTTTTCTTGATATATTGTTTTGAATATATATCAGGAAATTCAGCATTTAAAATTCGTTGTACTTTATCATATACTTCTGTATTAAATTCATCTGACGATATATTTGTAGTAGTTAAACTACTGGTGTCAATGTTAAAATTAAATACAGATTCATTTACATTGTTCATATATTTTATAATGTATTATATTAAAAAAGTCTCCCTTATATTCAATAAAGAATAAAAAGGAGACTACAAAAAATCATATAAAAATTATGCAAAATTAGTTGTTAAGTATATTTTAAATCATTTGACCATTTAAAATATCATCAATACCTAATCCCATATTTGGTGTATCTTCACTACCTTGTATAGTTGAAGAAGGTGTTGGAATTGGACCAGCAGAACCTATAATATCTGCAACATTACCAGGAATATTAGAACTGAAATTCTGGGCTGGCGCTGATGTAGGCATTGCATTACCCATACTTGGTTGTGGAATTTGCGGTACTTGTGTAGGTATTCCCATTTGTGGCATCATACCTGGCATAGCATTAGGCATTCCCATTTGTGGTACCATACCTTGTGTAGTGGCTGCAGCAGCAATTGAACGATCAGGATTTGAATAAATCTGAATACACTCATTTACAAATTTAGTTGTATCCTCATCCCATGGATGATATTCATAACGAGAAGTATCTGGACAATTATCCTTAAAATATTTAAGTACTTGCTTCTGGCCTTCTTCAGTACTACAAAGTTGTGCAGTAATTGGAATAATTTGATTATTTACAACCATTCTCAGGGCTGTTGCATTTTCATCCTGAACAGAGAAGAATTGGCTATTATCATAATTATTAAAACCTGAAACTTCTTTACATTCTACACTGAATGGACGTGCTCCAATAATTGCAAAGGGATTACCAGGCTCACCCATAGGAGGATTAAACTCTGCTACAATCTTCTCATAAATCTTAATACCATATCGCCAAATGAGAATCTTATTTTCAAGTTGTGGTTCAGAAGGACACTTCAAAACCTGTACCATTGATGTAAATGATTGACGACGTGAAAAATGCTTAGAGTTCTCCTTCAAAATAGGATTTGCTGAATTACGCAAAGCAAAGAATGTATTTTGAATAGGATCTGGTTCACCTACTGTAGAAGGACAATCAATTTCCTTACGTGTGTTAGTTACTGGATTAGTTAACCAACAAGAGAACTTCTGAAGAACAGACTTATTATTTGGGTCGTCTGTATGTGGAACAAATCTTACCACTGCCTTATATACACCATTCTGTCCTTTCTTTGCGCTTGGCTTAAATTCTACTTGGGCATTGTCCTAAGGTGCCGTTACTTTTGGTTTGTTGTTAAAAAAACTGTCTAATACGCTCATTTTGTTAAATTCGTTAAATTTTAAATTTTGTTAATCTTAATTACTTTAAATGTTAAATCTTTAAATAGTTAAAATTGATTTTAATTACTCCACTATAAACATATTAAACAATGTTCTCGTGTTTCGTTATATACATTATATTTATTTTCTTAAAAATAGTCTTAAATTATTTCAGATAATTTTTCATTTAATTCATTAAATGTCATAAATTCATTATCAGTAGATGTATCTGCATATACTTTAGATCTTTGTAAATCACATGCATCAAAAACTTCATTAAATAGTTTTATTTCAGTTTTTATTTTTTCATATTGGTCATTACCAATAGATAAAGAATCACCATCTTCATTTTTAATTACAAAGTTAGGATCTTTGACTAAAAACATATTTAGAAATACATTATCATAACCAACATAATATGTTAAGTACTCATTTAAGTCTTTAATTTTCTGTAATATATCATCAGAATTTCTATCTCTATATATCTGTCCATATACATACTCTGAAATCCATGATCTATCTAATATAATATACTTATGCTTATCCTTTCGCATGCAATTAAGAATACTCTCTACTGCAGCTATATTATATTCATCTGTAAGATTAGCACTCTCTTCATTTGTTCTTCCTATAATAGGATTAAAATGAAATATCATTACATCATTATCTTGTAAATTTTCTGACGATAATAAATGTTCTTTAAGTTTATCTATATAAGTACTTTTACCTGTATTGTCAAGACCTTCTACTATAATTACGTTCATATATATAAATTAATTTAAACAAAATTGAATTGCATTTTCAAATGTAGAATCTTCTGTATCCGTAATGATATACAAATCATCTACTGCTACATCCAAATCAAGTCTTGGCGATGTAGTATTATAAATCACATAATCAAAATCATTTGTACTATAAGCATCATTTATAAATGAAAAAATTTCATTTTCATTTTCATTATTAGGGCCTTCTATATATTTTATTACACTCTTATTATTAGTTTCTTCATCCAATGTCAACATGAGCTTTTTACAAAATTCATTACGTTTATCCTTCTCTATATCCTTTACTAAATACACTACAATAATTTTAGTTATATACTTTTCCATATATTTTATTTTTTATTTTTAAACCATTAAATCTTCTTCTTTTATTTTAGAGAAACCATTATCTCCTCTTGTAACTTCCATACAAACATCAAAATATTCTGTATCTATATTCACATGACTAACTACATATACATTTAATTTCATAGCAGCTGCAAATTGTTTCATATAACCTAATAGTAACTATGAATTTTCAGTATCAAGAAAAGAAATTAACTCATCTATAGATAATATATTGATTGATTGATATTTCCTTTTCAATAACTTAAATAGACTACATAACACTACTAAATCTACTCGGGTCATTTCACCATCACTTAAAGTTTCAGGTGGAACTGGAGCACCAATATCAGTTAGTTTAGGTTCAAACTTACTATCAAATTCCAATTGATAAGGAAAATTTAATAATGATAAATTACTTTCAATTTCCTTATTTAATAAAGGCAAGTAATTATTTATGACCTTCTACTTAACACCTTCAATAGAATATACAACAGAAAGTGTACTTAAGTCTTCTAATTTCTATGTTTTTTCTACTAAATTATCCTAAATAGTTTGTATCTATTCTGTGGTTTGTGTTATAATCCTCTCTATTGCTGTATATTCTGCACTATTCTTTAATTTCTCTGTTATGATATTATTTTCATTAGTCATTTGATTAATCAAAGAATTATTCTACAAAACTGCATTCTATATCTTCTATAGGTAATCATTATATTGTACAATATTATTAGATAATTCTACAATTTTTTCTGACAACTATGTTTTTAATTGTTCCTATTCAACTTTCTTATCATTAAGTTCTTTTCTCAACTAATCAAATTCTGTGGTAGAAAAACTTGAACCACATGTTGGGCATTTATCTTGTGAAAATAATGTTAACTTATCTACATACTACTTTACTAACATAGAAGTCTTTAATTCTTGACTTTTTAATAATTGTATATCATTACTTATTTTCTATTGCTCTTGATAAGCCTTTTGATATGCTTCATTAAGTCGTTGTAAATTAGAATTAGCCTATTCAATTTTCTTTTTATTCTCTTCTATCTTTTCCTTATTATCTTCAGTCATATTCTTTTCCTATAACCGAATAAGCTCTGTATTTGCATTCTAAACAGTTTGATTTAAAGAATATACTGTAGAATTATCTGCATTAATACTTGCACCTAATTCTCGCATATCTTTCTTTATTTTCTCAAATACTATATTAATAGCCTCTAATGAAAATACTCTATCAATAATCTATTTTCTATCAGCTGGAGACATAGTAAGGAATGATTTGAATTTCTTCATTGAAATACTAATCATATTAGTGAATGTAGCTTGGGGCATTTCTATAATTTCCTAATCTATATAAGCCTAAGCATCGCGAGTTCCATAGTTCTCAATATTAACCCCATCTTTAAATACAGTTAATCCATTAGGTTGAAACTTTCGTTCTATTACATAAGTATGCTAACCTTTAATAATAGTACCTTGTAACCAACCATTTTTATTAACTCTATTTGCGATTGCAGTTTTAGAAACTTTCTCTAATTTACCATATAATAATAAGCAAGGTAATGAAAGTATGGCAGATTTCCCTGCTCCTGACTAACCTTTTAATAAAATTAATTTACCTTCGTTACCATATTCTATCGTCTATACCTATTCTCCATATGCAAATAAATTTTTCCACTATATCTTTGTAAAATGCATTTATCGTATATAATCTTGTTTTATATTTTAATTAATAATTATAATTTAATTTTTAAGGAATGTTTGAGTATCGAACAAATTTATTTTCAACTTTTCATAGTCAGTTTTTATTATTTCATATGAAGTAGTTCTAATGTCTGAATCAACTGATCCATACGTATATCTTATAGTTACTGCATCTAATAGCGTAAACGTAATAATTTTAGTGTCGTCTCTCTTATCTAATATTATACGTTTTTTACCAAAATAAAAAATTTTATAATACATAGTAGATAAAAGGTCATATTGTTTCTCACTGCTAGCTTTATATATATTAATATTTACAGTTACCTTGTTAAGGGAATCTTCCGTTAATAAATTACCATGTTTCATAATTGCAGCAAAATTATTAATGCCCATAAGGTATTTCAATTTCTCTGACATTAACATAGTATCCCATATAACACGGCTTGAAATATCCTCTAAGAACTGGTTATTTTCTATATCTGCGTTAGCTTTATTAAAATCAAACATTACTTTATTTTAAAATTTATAAATTATAATTCATTTAACTCTTCAAGTGCTTCTTTAAGGTACACATCACTTATACCTTTAAGAGTATGTTTTCGTTCTTCTGTAATATTCTCAATATTATCAATACTAATATTAATAAGCTCTGATAAAGACATTTCTTTGTATTCTTTTTCATCCCCATCTAAAATATTAGTGTTTTTACGAATTACCAATAAACGAACACATTTTGCAGTACTACCCTACTGGAGGTTATAAATGTCCACTTTTTTCTTGAATTTTGCTATATTTTCCTCATTTATGAGCACAAAATTGTAGTTATTATTGAGAAAATTGGCTCTATTTTGAGCATTTAATAAAAGTAAGTCTTCTATCGTAATTTTATGAAATATCGGACTATAATCATTTTCCTTGAATTTATACGATAAATCTTTCAAATCAAATATATATAATCCTTTCATATTACCTATATCTCCTCGTGTCATTTGATATGGACAACCTATATATAGTACTCGTCCATTCTCTTGACGATGGTGTATATGACCTGAAATAATCAACCCATTAAATGCATCAGGATTTGCACCATTTACAATAGACATACCATTATCCATTTTCATCTTTGCAATTTCAGTATGCATTAGTGCAATACCAGCTTTATTAGTATAGTTAGCAAGGAACTTACTTTCCTTTGTAGTATCACCTAAAAATGGAATAGCTATAATATTTTGTATAATAGATTTCTTATCAACAGGAGAAATAATATTAATAAAAGTGGGGTCTTGTATAACAGTTACTCCTTTAATAAGATCCATTGTTCTTAATGATGTATTACCTTTATTAGTTTTCTTAGATAAATCATGATTACCATTTATAATATATACTGGTAATATCTTAGCAATATCCTAAAATATATCTATACTCATATTACTAACATTTATATCAATAGATTTTCTATCATCATAAACATCACCTAATACAAATACGATAGCTTTATCATCTTTAGATAATGATTTCTTATATTCTGTAATTATAGGAATAAACCAATTATAAAAATAATCTTTCTAATTTTCTTGCCACTCTTCTGAATTCTATCTAACACCAAAATGTATATCTGAAATAAAAATACATTTTGTTGCGCATATATCTAAGGTTGGTATATTATCAAATTCAGAAGAATTATTATCTAACTTTGTCATTATTTATATATTTCTTCTTATTGTATTTTATTTACTTTTTAAGGTTTTGTTTACTAAAAAGGGAAAGAAAATTTAATTATTTCTTTCCCTATATATACATACTTAACTTATGCCTATTATTTACGTTTTACTGGTTGTTTATGTGCAGTAGTAGGTTTCTTAACCAATTGGTGTGTATTTGGAACCTTAAATTTATATATAGTTGTAACTTTAGGTTGACACTTTTTTTCAAGGTTTGCCATACGCTCCTCCAAATGTTTTAGAGTATTATTAATTACACCTACATTTGCATTAACTGAAGTCTTAGTAGTTTCTGTAATCTTATCACAATTCTTTTGATTATTACGATCCATTACAGTAACAATATTGTTTAGTTTGGTTGACATACACTTACAATTTGGATCATGCACAATATAATTGCCCGTTGGACGATTGATTTCCAAGAACTTGTGGTTGTGGTAATCAAACTGTACTACCTTCATCTGCACAGTAGAATCAGAACCAATCGAATCTAATGTAGCAATTTTCTGTTCTGTTGTTGATTTCCAGCTCTGTGCACTTTGCCATAATAGTGTAATACCCAGTATAATAATTATACATTGCATAATCAGTGCATAGTTAAGAGACTTCAACTTGTTAAAATACTTATTCATTTCCATATTTTATATTTTTTATTTGTTTAACATTACAAAGTTAATAAATTTATTTTATCTATAAAAATTATTATCTATAAAATTTAATAAATTTGCTTTATTTAGTACTTTTACCTGTTTCGATCATTGTATATTCACGATGACGGCGTGGTTTATGACCTGGCTCATAAACATGCGAAGTTTTAATACCTTCAATAGCATATTCGAAGTCTTTTTTATTAACATTACCATTAGCATCAAAACGACATGCTTTTAATCTTTGATAGAACTTAGATTTTCTTGCACCCTTTTCACCGCAATTATAAATGAAACTTACCATACCATTTACAAAACCTTGTGTGAACTTAAATCGAGGATCCAAATCATTAAGTAAACGTGTACACATTTGCTCGTACTTCTTCATATCTTTATCAAATAATTTATCTGCTTGTTCACGTGTTAAGTGCATTGGTGTTTTATCACCTGGATAAATTACATGGCCCCAACCAACAGTATAATACTTTTCGGTATGTCCGGATTTCTTATTATGATACTTATATGCAGTTAATCTGCATTTTTCAAAATCTTTAATAAGGTCTTTTCCTTTCTCATCAATATGATAAGGTCCTTTAACATAAATTCTATTGTCTACTTTACTTGCTGATGCGGATGTATTAACTAACTCATTTGTATTATCTCTAAAATTATTATAAACATAATCTATGATAACATCACGAGTTACTACATTATCTGCAACTTCTGTAACATTAGCACTATCACTATATAAAGTATCTAATTTAGATATTACTGTATTAGTATAATATGTATCATATGCCATATTACCTAAAATAGTACATATCACAATACCTAATAGGAAAATATATTTTTGATTCACTTTTAACATAACTCAACTCATTTATTAAAAAGTTAATTACTTCACTGACATGTTACTCAACATTAAATCAGACAAGATCTGCTTCTCTGCTGACACTTTATTAGATGACTTTGATACCTTCATACCATAAGTGAACAACTTATTAACCTCATTAGATTTCAATAAATCCTTTGAAGTTTCAGATAATTTAATGTTATCTTTCTTAATAAGATAAACATTACCATGACGTGAAACCTTATAACATGTAGATGTTTCACCAACAATAATAACCTCTACCTTATCAGCTCCAGTTGTTATACCTTTAATATAAGTATTAACCTCAGCTGCATTTATAACTGAAATAGAGCTAATAAGCAATGCGAATGTTATAATAAACTTTTTCATATTTTCTATTTTTTATTTGTTCTTATTTTAATTAACAATGCAAAGATACAATATAAAATCCATATAAAAAAGAAAACGACCATAAATTTTATGGTCGTTAACATTATTTAACATTTAGTGAAAATTATAAATTTAGTTATTACTTACGTTCTGTATCCGCTACATCATCATTATCTTCTTCCATAAGCATTGTAATAAAATTATCACGTTCTTCATCAAACCACTCTATAAAATCAGTAACAGAAGGTAATGAAATACTATCACTAATACACGTTTCATCAAGTTCTAAAATAAACTGTGTTAAAAGTTCTTTAGTCTCTACTTTATAGATATTTGCAGTGCTAACTTCGTCATTATACGTTATTCTAACTATAGCATAGTCTTCAAATGAAGGTTGTATAAGTAATCCTTCTGCTTTACTTATATCAATGAATGCAAATTTACCGCATTTAATTAATTGTTTTTTCATATATTATATTTTAATTGAATAAGCTATTACTTTTTAGGTACTTGTCCATATCCTTAAATACTTCTGCTTCTAATGCTTTTTTCTTATTAGCATTTTCATATTTTGTACCTTGAAATAAATCTGGTGCTTTGAAATTCCAAAAATTATATTCAGGTGTATCTTTTATCATCCAATTTAAAGTATCTTTATATTCCTAAATATGTTCGGGAAATAACTTAGAATTTAATTCTACTAATACTCGTTGACGCTATACACGTTCATCAATATCAATATCATCAATTTCTTTTTTACATACCTTTTCCATTGCAGCTGGTAATAATTGTATAGATTCACATAAGTCCTTTACATTATTAATACCTATATTATTTCGTATCTTCTATTCCCTACTTGGTGTTATTCGTTGTTTCTTATCACTTACATACCAATGATACATACTTGGAACACAATCACCATCATCACCACAAAATATTTTATGTAATAATACGTCATCTGGATTAGTTTCTTCTAATTGAATAATTGTATTCTATTTTAATAAATTCTTTATATATGCCTTTTTATTATCAACAGTACCAAAAAATATATCAGCTTGATCTTCTGCATTTACCCAATCAATAAATTCTTTTGTTGCATATATACTTCTTTTATTAGCCTTTCCCTTCCCTTTTCCTGTTGTATTATATACTACACAATATTGGTGTGTATCTTTATCAAAAGAAATTAACTATCGTAAATCTGCATCTGCACTTACTATAATAGTATTATATTCAGGATATTCATATTTAACTAATTCTGTACACATCGCTACAATATCATCGGCTTCCCCATATTCTACCTATGCTACATGTAAACCTTTTTTGGTTAATAAATGTAATAAGTCATCAGAACACTTAAATATATTATCCCAATTAAAATTACCATTCTTAGAACGATTTGATTTATAACCTACTTCCTCTGGTAAAATCTATTTACGCCATGGATGCTATGCATCAGTAGCAATAATTATATTTGTTGGCTTAAAGATATTAATTAATGAACATACATCAATGGCAAATTTATATATAAATGACTACATATCTTCAATACGATCATAATTTCCTACTTTACCATATAATGAATTCATAAATAATGACCTGAACATCAGGTTACTCCAGTCCAACACTAATAAAACTTTATTCGTTTGCATTACTTTTAAGACTTCGTTTCAATTATTTATAAAGTTAAAAGTTAAAAAAGCCTTAAATATTTGGATGAATTAATGATCCAAAACTATTTTTCCCATGTATTGCCCATCCCTCTAATATTGCAGTTATAAAATAAAAATTAGTTAATTTTAAGTTCTTATATCGTGGCATATAATCTGGACCTAATACCATGAAATTTGCAAGTATTTCATAAGTTCTTCTAACTATATCACTCTAATCACTCAGTTCTAAACGAAGATTGAATGCGTCAGGGTCTAACAAATATTCAGCATTTGTTATAGGAGGAAATTTTTTATGTACCCATTTATCTATAGCTTCTACATGTTGATTTAATACACCGGTTGGTATTATTTTTGTAACAATACCTTTTGATGGTGAAGTAGTAGGTAATTCAACAAATAATTTTCCAGCATCAGAATTTAAAGCACTGCGTGGAGTCATAAGCCATGCATAACTTTCTGGTGCTATTGTAGAAGTAGGTATTTGCATTGCTTTAATAGCTGCAGCCATAGCAGTATTTAATGCTTTTGTAATAGTATTAATTAATTTAATTACATTATTAATAGGTTCAAACCAAAATGCTAATTTATCATCTAACACCCCATTCTAAACCGGGGTTAATAATCTAATAATAGCATCATTCTTAGCAAGTAATAATCTTGTTATCATTAACCTAATTTTAACAAAACATATATTCAATTTGACAACAACATAATTACGATATATATCTGGTATCCATCTAACATCTCGTAATAACTATGGTAATTCTGTTAATAAATTAATAACTATATTAATATACTATAACCAATGCTATAAGTAATCTACTATAATATTAATCGGATCATTTTCCGATGTCGCCCTCTATACAAGAACACGGTTTGTTAAATCTTTAATAAAACATTCAGTAGAACAAAAACCCTATGCTGGTAAATATGCTAATCTCTTATGGCATATTCTACAAGTACTACCTTCCTTTATAGTTCTACCAAATCTATCAAACGCATTTTTTGTTTTAACTAATGCTGATATAACTCCTTCTTTACTATTAGAAATTTTATTTTTCTACAAATTACTATTATCTTCTTTAACTTGTAATTGTGTATTATGTATTAAATCTACAATCTAATCATAATGAAAAAATGCTTCTAATACTTTATTATAATCTTTAGGTTCTGACTTAACATAAGACCCATTAGCATTTAATTTAATACCTGAAATTTTTTCTTCCTTTACTAAACTAAATAACTTATCGTCTAATTTTATTTCAGGATAATCATATTGTGCAATACCCCAATCCTATGCTTCCGGTACATTATCTTCAGGTAATTTATATTCATATATATCAATTTCTTTCTATTGTGTTATTACTTTACCATTCTTATCTCGTGTTTCTTCAGTAATAACTTTTTTACCTATTACCTATGCTTCTTCTATATTTCTATAATATATGTCTGTACCAGTAAGCTTACCATAATTATGCTAATAAGTTGGAGCATTTACAGTAATATTAATAGGTTGTTGATACATATTACCTACAAATCCTACAGTATTGCCATAACTTTCATTTAAATTATTAAAATTATAATTTACCATTGTACCCATACCATCTAATACACCAAAACCTACAATAGTAGAATTATTAATTTTATACTTACATTTTTTTACAGCATTACTATAATTACCTTCTATCGTATAGATATATTCAGAATCATGACCCGCAACCAACCCAACATGGCTAATATGTCCAGATGAAAAATTATGAGAAAAATATATAGTATCTCCTGCCTATGGTGTATATGACTATAATGACTATGCAGCAGATTTCCGGAATTTTCCATTTTTCATAAACCATGCAGCCATACCGCTAGCAGAAGCAGTATATGATAAATAGGCCTATGAAATACCGGCCTAACGTGCACACCAAGATACAAATGTTGCACACCATAGCATACCATTTTTACCCCACATTTCCAGATTATACCTTACACAATTAGGACCATTTTCCACTGTGCCTACTTGTGATAATGCGACCTATATAATACTTTCTCTCATTGCCATAGTGTTATAAATGTAAAATTATTTCTAATTAAAAAGTGAGATAATTTATTTTATCTCACTTTCCTTACATTATTATTTAATGTAATTTTTTAATCATTTAAATATTTTATATCTTTTGTTTTAAATGTATATACACCTTTAGCCTCATATAATTTAACATTACAATATTGACCAGTACTTGTAAGTGAAACTAATTCACCATATGCATCTAATCTATCAATATATACAACTGATTCCATTAATGTACCATCTTCCCATTTCTTATAATTTTCATCTGTTAATGGGTATTTGGTTTTAGCATATTGCTTGGTAGCTACTATTCTTTTGCATGACGGTGCCCCAGTAAAATCTGTTAAATAATTACGGTCTATATATAAAGTACCAGTAATAACACGAGGAAGTGAGGTCATATCAGTAAATCGGTTCTGTGTTAAAATTATATCACCATCTACTTTACGTATTTTAATAGGCATTTTTACCCATTTATTATTAGATAAATTTACATCTCCATTTATATCAATACTTACACCTTCAGTATTACTAAAATTATAGGTATAATCTAATATACCATAATAATCACATAACCTATCTATACGGTTAATTTCTTCTTTAAAGATGTCTTTTAACATGTCATCATCCATATTGGAAAGAACATCTTTATTATCTTGATCCATCTACAACACATCATCTGTTGAATTATCATCATCAAAGAATGATTCATGCAATGGTGTATATTTTTTTAATTTTCTATATTTAGGAACTTTAACAATATTCTTCATTTATTAGAAAAACACTTTTTATATTTATTGTATATTAAAACCAAAATTTTTAGTTTTCTTCTTTTACTGAAGTCTTAGCGCATATTTCAGAAGGCTCTATAATTTTAGTTTTAGAAAATCTATTATAAAAAATAACTTCATCAAAAATACACATTATATCAGTGTGTTTAGGAAACTAACCATCATCTATTAAAATTATTTTATTTACATCATATTTCTCTTTAAACTTCGATTTAATAGAATTATATAATTTCTCAGATAACGATTTGTTTATATATATAATTCCATTATAACGTTTTAAAGAAAGAGCATTTAACATATGTTTTTCAATTTCAGTATTAATGTAATATATGCTACTCTACTTATTTAAATTTAAATTTAGACTTGTTACAAAAGCAGATACATCAAATATAAAAAAATTTTTTATATTTGAAAATACCTACTTAAGTTTATATTCTGGTTCATCTGTCATATAAATATTTCTCATTAATGTGTGAAAAAATATTTTTATCAATTAGTTTATTTATATTGTTTTTTACGAGGCTTTTTATTTTCATTACTTTGGTTAGTTACTGTATTATTATTACTTCTGACTGACCTATATACTTGTCCACCAACAGCTTCAGCTTTATACTTATATACGTCTACTGTAGGGTGTTCATTTTCAACCTCAACTATTTCGGAGTCTTCAATATTTTCAGCACCATAATACTCTTCTAACCCACTTGCTACCGATACTCTTAAATCATGTACTGAAATACTATTAGCTATATTAACGATAAATTCATCTGCCATCTTAGCTGGATATACGGTAGTTAATAAAGTAAATACATCTTTTGCTGGTAAATTCAAAGTCACGGCAATTTCAATTTCTCCTTCATCTTTCTTAGACATTTTAATCATATTATCTACTAAACCTTTCTCATCCGATGTGCATGTACTAATAAGATTTTCAGTATTAGATGGTATAGATAATGTAGGTTGTTTACCAGTTATCAATCTTTCTTTAATTATATTACCTGATAATTGTAGTATTCTACCGTCTACATCAATAGTATAATTAGTATTATCATCAAATTCTATTATAGAGGCAGGCATTTTAATATTAGTATTATTAGCAGTATCATTATCAATTATTATTTGGTCACTTACTGTAGGAGGAACTATATCATTATTAGGAATAGAACTTATATTTTCTTTATCATTATGTTTAATATAATTTTCATCACTTTCTACATTAGTAATATTAACTTTAAGAGGTGGATTAGCATCCCATTTAACATGATCTTTCATATCTTCACCCATATATGCATCTGGTACTTCATATGTGGTACCATCTGCACTAACTGCAGATTGTATATTTCTTTTAATTTCTATTTTATGGAAATGCCATTTATTAATATCATCACTAAGCTCAGCCATAATTTTCTTCATTCTGAATGCATTAGGATCATTAATAGGAGCAATTAATTCTTTATTACATTTTGTACCATCATGGAATACATATAATGTTATATCTGGATCACTATCATCTATATAATTAAGTGTAGTGACTTTTTCAAATTCTGGACTATCTGGATTAATATGTTGGAAAAATCTTGGCATAATTTTACTTTTTCTTTATTTTTATACTCTTTATATAAGAGCTAACTATACGAATAGTATTATTATCATAGTTATTATATGGTACAATACTTTCTATTTTAATTTCTTTTTCTTCTATCTTATTATTTATACACCGTTTATATGGTAACGCATATATAGTATCTCCTTTATTATTAGGTTTTTCATTTAAGGACCTTAATAAATTGGTGAGTACTTTAATAAGATAATTTTTACTTCTTCTTATTAATTGCATATGAATAAAAAATGTAAGAGGATTATTACACCCCTTACATTATATATTCTAATTTTAGAATTGCCTTAAATTTTCAATTATAAATTATCCCCTTCATTTTGTTCCTACTATTGTTGCTAATTCTATTGATTTGGTGTATCGGAAAGCCTACTACCTATAGCACTTGAAATAGATTTAACACCCATTAAGCCCGTGCCAATTCCAAAAAATGCTATAGTTTTATCTATTAATGTTATAACAGTACTTGCCTCACCTGTATGTATAAAATAGAATATTACTAATATTATAAACAGTGTAAGACATACAAAAGAAGTCAATAAACCAACCGCTTTCGTTGCACTTGAACGACCATTTGAATTATTGAATATCTCAGGTATTGAAAATTTTGAAACATCTAATGGCATTTTAAACATTAATTTTTGTATTTTAAATATTTATTTACTCTTATAAAAAATGAAATATAAAAACCCTGACCATGATTTTCACAAACCTGTCAGGGAAAAATAAAATATAAGAAAAAGTAAATAAAAACTAAATTAAACCGCCTCAATAAATTTGAAGGCGGTTCAATATCATTTTATAAATTATTTATCTATGTTTAACATGGTATAAATTAAGTTTTTAATCTCACATACCTTTAAATAACTCTGAAGGGTCGATTGTATCTTCCTCTGTAGAACCTTCAGTATTATCTGCATCTGTAGTGTTTTCATCTGAATCTTTATCTTCTGTTGCATCATCTTCATCTGAATCTTCAACTATTTCACCACCAATCATATCTTCAAATTCTTCTTTAGTAATACCATATACATCATCAAGTACCTTAGATAATTGTAATGCATAATCAGTATTAGTTAAAATGAATTTTGTATGACCTTCACTTTCTGCGTCAGCATCATCGGTTTCATCAGAATTTTCCTCTGGTGCATCTTCTGGTTTTTCTTCTGAATTTTCTTCATCAGCTTCAAATAAACGGCGTAAATTACTATATTTCACACCTTCATTAGTATCTTTAGATTCTTCTGACGCATCAGCCTTATCGTCATCTTTATCCTCTGTAGATGTTTCACCTTCTTCTTTTTCTTCAGGTTCATCTTCAGTATCATCAGTAATTTCAATTACATCTTCAGGTATACCTGCATTAACACATGAAGCTTTTAAATCTTCTGCTGCATCTTTATCTTGCATTGTAATTACAATACGAGCTAATTCTACCTCTTCTACTGAATCTTCATCTGATTGAGTATCTTCTGATTGTGCATCTTCTGATTTAGGTTCTTCTGTTTTTTCTTCGGTTTCATTATCAGACTTAGTTTCTTCACCTTGACCAGCACCAAACATATTTGCTAAATCTTCCTCTGAGAACTCACCTGAATTACCAGCATCCTGATTTTCATCTTCATTAATTAAACCATACTTAGTTGCATATGTACGGTAAGTATTTTCTTCATCTAATATGTTAGAAAGTTTAGTTAATTTAACTATTTCATTCTTAATATTATTTTTAGTATTAAGACTTTCATTTAATGAATTAGATAACTTATTAACTAATTTATTTTTTGCTGCGTTTACTTTAGTTAATAATGTACTTACCTGTGTATTTGACATAGATTCCAATAATTGGCCATTAACTGAAACTTTGCCATGCAATGACTTCTTCTTAGCATTCAACGCATTAAATACACTTTCTTTTAAAGACTTTTGAAATTTATCAATTGCATCAGCTTGACTTGGATCTGATTCTTTCATTTTCTTTAATGCGCCAGCTGCGCCATTTACATCAGTTAAAGCAAATTTATCACCCTTATCATTCTTCTCAATCTTAGATAATGCTTTTTGTTCTTTCTTTAATTTAGCAAAAGCATCTTTAACTTCTTGAGCACCTATAGAATGACCCTTTACTGAATCTATTACATCTTTAATAGACTTAACAGAGTTATCAAGTTTTTCTTGTTTTGTTTCATCTTGAGCTTTTAAAGATTCAAGAAGATTAACGCGTCTATTTTTTCCAGGGCAGCATCCTTTCTTAACGTTCATAGTAGACGCTTCATTAAGTCTGCCTTCAACGAAAAAACGATTAGAGCGACGGTCATTTCTATGTAATTCTCTGTGTTCTTTAAGTAATTTCTTACGACGTACATTAGCAAAATGTTCCTTCAAAACCTTTGATGTAGCACGCTTTACTGCTTCTACTATATCTTCGTCATCCAAATCAATAGTATCTTCATTGTCATCATCGTCTACGTCAAATTCAGAATTATCTCCTAAATTGTAAGTATCATCGTCTAAATCATCAGAATCCTCATCTTCTACGTCCAAATCAAGTTCAGAATCATCATCTAAATCCTCTGTATCTTCAACACCTGTAATATTATTACTTGCAAGATATTCAGTTGCATCGACACCATCAACGCCTTCATACTCACTAACGATTTCTTCTACTGCATCTTCTACTGTTGCCATATCTACACCAGATACCAACATATATACATTCATATCGCCATTACCATCTTCTTGGATTGTGCCATTACCAACTTGACCATCTACAACTGCACCAGCATCTGTTAAACGATCGCGTAATTCATTATAATCAACCTCTGGATAATCATTGGCCATATCTGTTATATTCAGCTTAATGATATTTTCATCAGCTGCCATTCCTTCAAATAACTTTTTAAACATTATATAATATAATATTTTGTTTTATGCATTATTTATTTAGGAAAAAATAAAGTTATTATTAATTTACTACTTTAACGTATCAAAATATAGTTTTAATTCATTTTCAGATATAACTCCATCAGTAAGCATATATTTATAACCTGTTTTAAAACTATCAAAATCATTTTCTTTTATATAGTTTCTTAAGGTTGTTGCATTTACAGGAGTTCCATCATCTAATAATACGGGTTCAAATATAATCTCATTAGGTTTAAAAATTTTATTAATACCACTATAATATTTTCCACCTTCATTATATGAATTATAAAAGTCTTCAAATCTTTTATTATCATTTCCTTTAGTTGAAGTTATAATAGTATATACATCTTTATTAAATGCATGTAATATACTTTGCCCTACTAATGTATAACATGCTCTCATTGGATTAGCATCTGGATATACTATAGCATTTTTAGAACCTAACTTAGTTTCTACTATATTTGTTATAAATTCAATGCTTTTATCTATAGTAATAAATTCACGAGGTGTACTTGAAACAATAATCATGAAATATGAGTCATCACCATTTTTATATGTTTCTATGTATCTCTTCAATAGCATATAATGACCATCATGAAATGGTTTAAATGCGCCCGGATATAAAAAAATTTTCATAAAATGTAAAATTATGTATAATTAAAAAAGCATACTTTTATTTTAAGTATGCTTTTTATAATTTTAAAATTTGGTTTAGTTTAATCTAAATCCAGATTTTTTGTATTAACTAATATAATATTTTTCTCTTTAAATCCACATTTTATGAGTACTTCCATTTGTTTTTCTAAAAATGACATATCACTCTCTAACATAAGCCATATCATATTTTTTCTAATGGAAAATGGAATATTTGCAGCAGATTGAAGATTATCACCACCATCAGTTACTACTATCAATAATGTAGAAGGATTTACTTTACTGAAATAAGGTTTCTTCAAATTATATACTTGTTCACATGAACCTACAATATTAGTACCACCTGTTAAATCTTTTGATTGCTTTAACATGCGTAAAATTTGGTTAGTAGTAGTTTTTTCATTCCACATACGAACATTATTTGGATCCATTGGTCCATCAGAAAAATATGTAGCGGCAGAATGCTTTACAGATGTAACCTTTAATAAACCAATAATTTCAGACCATATTACATCAAATATATCAGCCTTTGTACCTTCTAATGAATACATAGAACCTGAATTATCTATTAAGAAAAATACTTGGGCTATACCATCTTCAATATCAAATTTATGTTCATCATATTTTGCATATCTTGAAGGACGTATAACTGGATTAGTAGTAGCAATACGAGTTTTTAAGAATTTATATTCCTTACCTTTACGTGATACAGAATTAAAGAAAGCCCTCAATTTTTGTTTCCAATTAATTATAGGTTTAAACATCTTATCAATTTCACGTAATCTATCACCTAATGATGAACCTGAACCTGCCTCATGATTTTGACTTCCTACTGCATCTAATTCAGCTCTATTATCATTTACGAAATCCCTACATTTTTTAATAGGATTTGCTTTTTTATCATCAGCACCATATGGTTGACCAGCACGCTCAGCTATACGTTGTGCTTCTTCATGTGATAATACATCATGACCACCAAAAACTTTTGTAGTTACTTTAGGTGTTTTAATATTAGAACCATCTATAGTACTATTAGGGTCATCTTTTCCATCTCCTTGTCCTTGTCCTTGTTGTCCTTGTCCTTGTTGAGTTCCTTGACCATTTTGACCCTGTTGATTACCTTGCTGACCTTGCCCTTGCTGACCTTGCCCTTGTGAATCTTGGCCTTGACCTGATTGCGTACTTTGTTCCCCTTCTGGTCCTTGACCATTTTGACCCTGCTGACTACCTTGTCCTTGACTTTGTTGACCTTGTCCTTGACCCTGTTGATTACCTTGCTGACCCTGTTGAGAATTATTTGATTGTTTAATAGGTAAATTTGGATTAATAGGAGGTTTCTCCAAGTCACTATTAGCACCATTTGAATTATTACTATTATTGGACATATCATTGCCTTGACCATTACGCCATGCATCTATAGCAGCTTGATAGCCTTTATCGAATTCACTATTTGAACTTTCTAAGATCTTTCTATATTGAATCATTTTATATAAGTTTTATATTTATATAAATTATATATAAAGTTTATACATAATTAAATTTTAACTCGTATAGGGTTAACAACGAACCCTTTATCAGCTGGCTATATAATAGCATCACTGTTACATTTTAAATATTTACGAAGTATATTTAAACTACCATTTATATCTGCATTTACAGATAAACCGGATGAAGTTTTATATAAACCTCGTTTAATTCTTTTACCACTAAATTTATATATTATTGGTTTATCGTTCTTATATGTTGGAATTTCATCATTATCAAAGAAAGAAGCTTTGCTTGTATAGCTTTCTTCCTATAGAATAACTCTGATTCCATTCATTTGACCTTTGTAAATTATTTGATTAATCAATGTATAAAAAGGAATTTCAGTAAATTTCTAATTATTAATTCTACCTATATTAATGTCTTGTTTCCACCCTTTATTGTAACCAATTACAATTGTATTTATATTATTTGAAACTACGTGATTCATTATATAAGCAGAAGTATTATGTAAATAATTATTAATTCTAAAATTTCTTTTCTTTGTTATACTATTTAACTTATTAGACCAATATTTATTTTTAGGTAATTTACATTGTAATTTACCTTTATACTTATTATATTTTTGATTTATTTGTTTTAATTTTTTACCATCTATTAAAAATGAATTTGAAACATTACTTGTACATGCACATAAATTATCTATACCTAAATCAATACTTAAATAATTTCCATTATCTTCTTTTAAAGCAGGCTCAGTATAATTATATATAACTTCAAGTTTAATATATCCCTTACAAGGGATAAATCTAACTTGTGTGCAGGTACTATAATTTTTAACTTTAAACTATATTTTATTTGGTGCTGTATTTGGAATAGTCAAAGTTCCATCCTTCTTAAACTATACTCCTAATCTTACTGCATTTATTGTAATAGTATTATATCCTGTATTATCTTTATATTTAGGAATATTTATAGGTTTATTATATTTCCCTTTTTGTTTTTTCTTTAATAATGCAAAAAATGATTTAAAATTTTGATCTACCTATTTTAATACAGCTTGTGATACATCACATGGTAATGCATAGTAATCAATATTTTTAGAATGTGAAAGTAATTTCTATATATCATAATAGCATAAATATTTTTTATCACTTTCATTTTTAACAGCTTCAAAATAAAATTGTCTAACCGTATAGATACCAACATTATAGAGGTTCTTTGATTTATGTAACAAATCCATTAAACCTTTATAATGTTGATTACTTTCCTTTATTATCTATACCTCTACTAACTTCATTTATAATATTTATTTAATCTATATTATTTATCTAAACTATTTTCACAATCAATTAATTTTTCTTCTAATAATTTACAATTATTTTTTCTCTTACCATAAAATTTCATTGAAAAATTATGTATAATTGCAATTAAATCTTTAGAAAGTTCTTCTTGAAATGATTTATCACTTTCTAAATTAACCACTTCTATTTCTGTGCCGAAATATTCACAAATATTTTTAAAATATTCAAATCCAAATCTGGTAAGTCGATCTTTATGTGAAATAATTATTTTAGATATTTGATTATTAAAAACCAAATTTAATAAATCATTTATCCCTTTTCGGTTTTCATTCATACCAGATGCAATATCCTTAAATGTATAATCTACTTTATAACCATTCGATACTGCATATTTAGTTAGATAATCAATTTGGTTTTCCAAATCTTTAATTTGTTTATTTGTTGAAACCCTTGTATATATTGCTACAGAGTTATTATCTGTATTAGTTTCATCTAAAACATCTTTAACTAAAACTTGTCTACCTATATATGGTTTGGTTTCAATTTTATTATGTTTTTTTAATTCATAAAAGTGTTGTGGGGTAATATTATATTTTTGTCTGAATTGTTTAGATGTTATCCACTTATTCATATATTTCTTATATCTTTTATGTTATTTATCCACACATATATATTCATTACAGTTTCTTTTATGGTTGAATTTTACCATCCTTAATATCCTGAATGGCCTGTGCCCATCCACGTTTATAATCATCAGAATACTCTTGCGGTTGACTTTGACCATTGCCACTACCATCACCGTTTCCATTACTATCATTTGGTTGTTGGTTAGGATCATAATCTCCTTGATCACCCGATTCACCTTGTGGCGGTTCAGCTTGTCCTGAATAATATGCATCAAAAATCACTTCCCATGTTTCAGAAGGGAAACGACTATCAAAACAACCATTAATAGTTTTTGTCATACCTTGGAATACAGGTAACTGATTCTCTATATCTCTATTAATCTCAACATCTTGTGCAATATTAGCCAAATTATGTAATTCTGGGTGATTTGCAGTTTCAGCCTTCATTTGAGTTCTAATCATATGCTGATAAATTTGGTGATATGCTTCATGAATCAAAACATATTGAATAGCTTTTCCTAATATACCATTAGTAGAATGTCCAAGTTCCTTTTTCTTTTTCATGTATTCTGCATCTAAAGAAAACAACTTATCAGCAAATGCAGGATTAAAGAATAAACGAACACCATCTGTTGCAGCAGTAGATATTTCAAATGTCCATATAATAGGTTTATCAAAATATTTTTTAAATACTTTTAAATCCTTATCATTCAACATATCATTTAAATATGCTTCTGTTAATAATGCAATTCGACGTGGATATATAGTTTGTTTGGTACCATCTACATCCATTTCAACTTTATCTATACGTGACACATCTACGGCTCTACCACCTAAAGCTCGTTCAGTTTTTTTCTGATTTTGAGCTGCAGTTTCTTTAGCCCTCTCATAATCATCACTTGTGCCTATATTATTAGATTGACGTTCTTCTGCATTTTTAATAGTATCTTCTAAATCATCAACTTGGAACTGACCACTATTAGACATATCAGCCTTTGAAGAAAAAGATTTATCCATTTCTTTTTGTTCTTTACTAATACGTTCAGCGTCATCATCACTTAATGAGTTACCACTATTATCAAACACATCATCTGTATTATCATCTAAGACAGCCTTTGGTAAATTTCCGCAGTTCTCATTATATAATACTTGAATATCATATAATGTACAACCCATATTATTTAGTAATTTATGAGCATACTGTTTAAAAGCACCAATTTTATCTATATCTGCTAAAGATTGAGGACATGGTTGTTTAAAAATAATAAGGCCTGCTACATAGCGTGCCATTAAGGTTTGCATATCATCTTTAACAGGTGGTATAGCATCTTCACCCATGGTGGCTTTATATTTACGTGAGCATGCTGATGATACAGTAGCCCATAACTTTGGATCTATTGTACGTGAAACTTTGGCAGCTTCGTTTAAAGAAAATGCTGCAATATTTTTATTTGTAGATATATTAGGTTTAATTTTAACCATAAAATATAATTAATATATTATTTTTTAAAAAACTTATTAACTAATTAATTTATAGTAATTTATATATTAAAAGTTTCTTTAAATTTCTATATATTTATTGAAAAATAAATGCAACTCTCTAATAAAATTAAAGAGTTGCATTTTATATAAGTTGTAATTAAAATAATTCAAATTAATTAAAGTTTACCACCTGTAGCTGCAGCACGCTTCTTCATAGTAGCTGCATTCTCATAAATAAGAACAGCAATACCAAATATACTATTTGCAAGTGTATAAGTTTCTGGTGCATCTGTGAATAATTTATATGGTAACTTTTTAATTAATGCAGCATTACCTACAAATGCACTCATGCTTTGGTCATGATCTGCCATACCTGGTGCTGTACCTGTATATAAATCCTTATACATTCCATGTATCAATGGTTTCATTACCATTTCTTTAACAGAATCTACATTAGATTGTAATGTTATCTTCATTGCATACATCATAACATTAGCAATCATCTTAGGTAAATCTGATGCAGTAAACATAGTTAAACACTGTGCAATATATGCATCTTTCTTATCTTTAATATTGAATTTACCTGGTTCACGTAAAGCATAAATTTTTGTTGAGCCTAAATTGAATGAGAAATATTCACTAAGTTCATTTACAGCCTTATCAACATCAGCCATTGTATGGTTAGCAAGGTAATCATAAGGCATAAACTTAGTTGGGTCCTCATATGCATTCTTAAATGCTTCATTCGCAAGCTTTGTATAATTAGCAGCGCCTCCAGGGAAATTATCCAAAATCTTCTTAAATACATTTGTAATTGTAAGCGTCTTTGATTTCCATTTACAAGTTTCTGTAGTTTGATATTGTACGATATTAGTAAAGTACTTATCATCTTCCATAGTTAAACGTTTATTTCCCAAATTATGGTCTTTCCAAATACTTGCAATTACTTTATCAGAGAATGTAGAATCCCATTCATTGTACTTAACCCATTCTTTAGAAGGTAATGTATCTTCACCACCCATAGAACTTGTAATATGATGTGTAATCCATTCTGTAAATAAACCTATGCGTGATAAATTATTTTCAGGATCCAAGAACTTATTACGATTAGCCCACACATTCCACATCTTATCTGGTAATTCATTTAAAGCAGATGCCAATTTAGGTTGGCTAATATTACCATCTACAAAGATAGAACTATATAATTCAGGTTTACCCATGAAAATTAATTTTAACTCACCAAGGATAGAATCTGATACTTTCTCTGACCAGTCACGTGGAGTCCATGTAGTTTTATCTAAGCCTAATTCACTACCATCTGTCAATAAAGTTTCAAGTTCTTCTATATCAGATTTATTTCTAACTGTCTTACGTTGGTCATCATTCATATCATCGTCGCGTGAACCTAAATCAAGTGCATCATACCATACACCATCAGAAACACTTTCAATAAATGAACAAATCATTTCATCTACATTTTGACGTACTTCACCCTTTGGACCTACAGCTTTCTTTTGACGTGCCCACTCTAACCAATCTGATTTCTTTGGCACATACATAATAGAAATATAACGGTCAGCTTTAGCAGGTTCCCAACGAGATGCAGTTTCAGGTTCCAACATATCAATTGCACGGTTAGCTGCTAATACAAATCCCCAACGAGATGCTAATACCATATTCTGATATACTTTATCATTTACAATATTCATCACAATAGAACCTACTGTACTATTCATACGTGAGAACTCATCCATAAAAATTACACCACCATCAAACTTCTTAGGTTCAATTGTACTACCGTCGTCCATTTTAAGGTCATTTTCAGTGTATTTGTATAATCCACTATTATAATATGCATCTTGTGCAGCACGTTTCTTTGGATCTGGAGAAGGATAATAAACTGGTAACCAAACCTTTGGTACATCAATTGCACCACGTTCACCCGCAATATTTGTTACAGTATCTGGTAATACGAAGTCTTCACGGAACATTTGACCTAATACAAGGTATTCAGTAGCAAGGTCAATGCCATATATATCACGAATATCATCTATGGCTTGCTTTACAATAGCAGTCTTACCAATACCTGGTGCACCCCATATAAGTAAAGGTTTTTCTTTTGATGATGAGCCATCTTCACGTGGAGTAATTTGTTTAACAATATTACTAATTAATAAAGATTGTAATTCTTTTGCATCTACTTCTTGACCATACTGGCCATTAATTGGGTTATGCAATGTAACTACGGGTGTTTCATTAAGGTGCTTAAGTGCTTTATTAGGACGATAATAGTTCTCATTTACATATTTGACAGCTTCACTAATAGTAGAATCTTCATCCTTAACATAACGTTTCATTACACGTTTCCAGTAAGTTTCAATTTCCTTAACATCAGATTCCATAGTGTTATCTAAATCACCCGCATCAACTTTAACGCCATTTTGAGCTGCCATTTCAATCATTCCATTAGATGGGAAAAATTTAATAGAAGGACTCAACATACCTTTAGTTGATGCAATCGCCATATTAATAGGAGCATTAGCAAAAGAGTAATCAACTTCACCGTCTTCATTTACAGGGAATAAAAAACCTTTTACACGCTTAATTACCATCTTAACCGCATCCCATGCTTTACGTGTATAATCCTTTACTTTATCTAAAAATGCTTCATTCAAATATACTGAATCCATAGGAATACCCTCTTGTACGTCATATCCCTCAAATTTCATAGAACATGTATTAGCAGATTCATTAATATCTGTTATGATACCCTTAATTTCATACTTAGTATCACCAATCTGATGAATAAGTACCGCAGGAATATCAAGTGTCTTGTTTATTTTTTTCATATAATTTTTATATTTTAATAATTAGTGAATTATTTACATTTGATATATTTATATGAATGAATTAATTAATAAAAATAAAACTCTGGAAATATATAAATATAAAAATATAACTATAAAGAAATTATAAAATATGGGAAAAGAAAAATATGATACATTTTTCATAAATATCATTGGTAGTCCTTGCTCTGGTAAATCTACGGTAGCAGCAAACTTATTTGCAGAATTAAAGAAATTAGGGACAGAAGCTGAATTAATTACAGAATATGCTAAAGACTGCGTTTGGGAAAACTCTATCGATACATTAGAAGATCAAATTTTTGTGTTTGGTAATCAGTTTCATCGTCAAAAAAGAATTGAAGGGAAAGTGCAATATGCTATTAATGATAGCCCATTTCTTTTAAGCTCCATATATAACAAAATGGATAGTGTGTACCTTGATAAATTAATTATCGAGCAATATAAAAAATTTAATTAGAAAACTTATGTACTAAGAAGAAAAACACCATATATTAATAATGGTAGGGTTCATACTGAAGCACAAAGTAAAATCATTGACAACATGATAATAGCAATGTTAGAAAAAAATAATATACCTTATGAAATTGTAGATAACATAAAAGCAGTTGATTATATTTTGAAACAAATTAAATTAGAAAATGTTAAAATCGCATAAAATATAAAGAGGATAATTTTAAATAAATTATCCTCTATTTTTATATTTAAATTTCATCCTCTTTTGTAAATTCGGTATCATATTCACTAAGTTTAATAGGTTGCTGTAAAATGTGAATAGCAACGGGAGTATATGAATCAGGAGTTTCTTCTCCATTTATATCAAGACCATCTCCTTGATAATATACAAAATATCCTTTATCATAAAATAATTCTGCAATCTCTTCTGCTGTTTCTTTATCTTCTACATTTTTATAAGTATCATCAAATTCTCCCCAATCAAGATATGCCCCTCCATCATCTTGAATGTTACTAATTAATTCATTAATTAAATCATCATTCTATACGTCACTTTCTCCATCCCATTCTTGATTATCTGGAATATCTATCTCTTCCTTTATATATCGTTGATAATTTTTATTATATTTCATATGTTAAAATAAATGCTATTATTTTAATGTATTTATTAGTTGGCACCAACTATAAATATTTAAAGTTGAACTTTTATTTTAAATTCATGAATAAAAATAAAAAAATATTAAATAAACGTAAATAGCATTTGTTAGAAATGGCAAAGGCTAAGGATCGTACTATAGATAAAAAAATATGGGCAACCATGTCATCACAGTGCTCTCGTACCTATAAAGCTACACTTGGTGAATTTGCACGCGTACCTGGAAATACTTCAACAGATGTATTATTACAAAAATATATAGCAGGTATTATAATTTTTAAATGTCCATGTCCAACATCTCCAGAGGAAATAGATGCAATTAAAGCATATAAGAATTATGGATAGGAATTAGTTACAAGAGGTGTTTCTTTTGATACTATATTACGTTTATATAATGAAAATGCGCCAGATTCATTAATAGGTACATCAGCATCTAATTTAATAGTCAATTCAAATGAAGATGATTTAGAGCAAGCTGCAAACAAAGAAAATATATTATCTGATACAGAGCTTGATGATATAGCTGTAGAAATTCAAGATTTAAAAGATGATAATGATGTTGACGTTGAAAAGCTTGATAATATAGAAGATAAATTAGGTTTAAATGATGAGGATGTTGAAGATGTTACAGATTCAAATGTTAATCCATTAAAAGAAATTGTAAATGTTCTTAATGATAATAATATTGATTATGATATAGTTTCATTAAGTGAACCTGAAATGGCATATGCACCAAATAATATATTATGGAAGAATTATCAAAGGGGTATGTCAAACTTATAGGATGTATTAGGTATAGATGAATCTGTAAAATTTATTCACTTCTCTTTAGATAATATTGATATTAGAAATAATATGCAATCATTTAATATTCGTTTAACTCGCTTATTTAGAGGAAATACGGATAATGTATTAAATGAAATATTTGGTATTGATAATGTTTATGGTACAAATGATGCACGCCTTGTTTTAAAACGCGAATTCTTTGTGGGACCACGTACAGTTCAAGAATCTATAAAGAACCTTGTATATAAGTTAGGTACTAAAAATATTATTATTCAATATAATGGAAAAGACCTTATGGATAGAGGTTCTCAAACATTTACTTATGACAAAGTAACATTTTATATATAGAATAATTAAAAATATAAAAGGAATAACTTTTAAAGTTATTCCTTTATTTTTTACTGTACATCAGACTTAAGCATTTCTTTACGTTCTTTAGCAATACCTTTACCAAACCATGATTTAATACTCATATCTGCCAAATCATCTTTTGTGAAATATTGATAAACTGGTGATTGGAGCATTTGTTTATACTCTGTAGCATTTAATGTACCAAGACCTTTAATGTATAATATTTTATAACCTTTTAATGTTGATTCATCTTTCTTAAAGTCTTCAATCTTATAATATCTTTTAACATCCTTTCCTTTAGTTGCTAAAATAATAGGTGATATACTTCTACATATCATTTTAGCTTCATATAATTCAGGGAATAGATTAAAGAATGTAAGTAACAAACCTGCAATTTTAGAACCATCATAATCAGCATCAGTTGCAATAACGATTTTACCAAAGTTTAATTTCTCTACATCATTCTTTTGACCCCATTGTAAACCTAATATTGTAATTAAATCTGATAATTCTTTATTAGCCATAATTTTAGTAGGACTCAAACCAAGCACATTTAAAATTACACCACGTAACATATAGGCAGCTTGTGTTTGAGGGTTACGAGCTTGTCTGAAACCTGCACGAGCAGAATCACCTTCAAATATCCATAACTCTCTATCTTTGGTTTTACGACTATTAGCATCAATAAATTTATCATTATTACGCATCTTAGTCTTTGCTTGCTTATTGAGTTTACGAAGGGTTTTTTGATCTTCTACTTCAAGTTTCTGTTTATACCAGTCTAATACAATATTAACAAGTTCCGATTTATTAATTTGATTTAAAAATTTAGTTGGAACTTCAAACTTATAATTTTCATCCATTGAAAATCTTTCTACTGGAGTAGTTAAGCATTCCTTTGTTTGTGAAGAATATGCTGGATTAGTTACATGGAAAGTACAGAACATAGAATATTTGTTATCTACATTACGTGCAAGTCCAATATCAGTTTTATGTTTTGTTAAAATATAATCATGTACACTCTGATTTATTTCATTACGTACAGCACGAATATGTGTACCTTCAGAACATTCTGCTCCATTCACAAAACCAATATTAATATTTCCATCTGGATAAATCCATACAGATTTTTGATTATCAGAAAAACTTACAACATTATCTTTATCTATATAGTTATTATATAATTCAATATATTCTTCAAATTTCTTAAACTTCCATTTTATATTTCTAACTTCTTCACCGTTATTAGTATGTATAAAAGTAACTTCTAAACCTGTATTTGCTGCTGCTGCATCAATACATCGCTTTTCTATAATATTAATAAATCCATCTGATAATGAAGTAACATCATCAAATTTATCAAAATCTATATTAAATGAAATTTCAGTGAAATGACGTTTACAATCTTTTACAACTAAATTATCATCAAGATTTCTCATATTATTTGACCATGATCTTGAATATGATTTATTTCCATCTGCAGTGTATACATTAAATTTAGTTGCAAATATAGATGCAATCTTAGAACCAATACCATTAGTTCCTATAACATCTCTATCTTCCGAATCATTATAATTAGATGATGTACGTAACTGACCAAATATAAATTCTGGTACATATACACCAGCGTCTTGATGCATTACAACTGGAATACCACCATTATCTGTAATCTTCACAAATCCTGAATTATCTACAGTAACTGTAACCTTACTAAGCCCCATATTATTAGGTCTACGGTACTCATCACATGAATTAGATATAACTTCATCAATAATTTTTAATATACCTGGAACATACTTAATCGGTTCCCATGACATCTGTGCATTATCTACAGAATATACAAAGAAATCTTTTTCTTCTTCCCTAATAGAGCCTATATACATACCAGAACGCATAATAACATGCTCTATTTCACCCATTGATTTATATACCTATTCTACCGCTACTGTTTTAGTCATTTCGTTACTCATTGTTAAATTGTTTATCCGTTAAAATTTTAATTCACTTATTATTTTCTATTTTAAATTTTATATAACTAAGTGTTGCTTTTTATTTATAAACGAAAAATTAACTTAAGTCTAAAATAAAAAAGAAACTACAAATTAATGTAGTTTCTTCTTATCTTTTAGTTGTTCTTCCAAATCCTTTACTTTATCTTTTAGATCTTTATTTAAAGACATATGCTTTGCCACATCCATATAAGCGATGAAACCTAACAAATATATAGTAACATTTTCCAGTCCTTCTTGATAGTAAGAAATAACACTTCCAATTAAAAATAAAATGGCTAAAACATATGACCACCATGTAGCCTCAATGTTATGCAAAAATTTTTTCATATATTTTATTTAAATTATTTTATATTTTTTGTCATTACATGGATTAAAAATCCAACTCCTAAGTACATAAGTATGGCACCCCTTATTGGACATGCATAAGCACCTGTACCATCAATATACCCACTCAAAAATAGAACCGAACTCAGTATAAATTCAAGTGCTATTAGTATAAAGGTTTTTATATGATTAAAAAAGTCCCTCATATAATTTAAAAATTTTTGTGTTATGAATTAAGTGGATTAGCCATATATTAATACAGGCAAAGGTTAATGATGTTAACCCTTTCAATAACATATGATCTAAGAATAAAATAAAAGCATTTCCTATTAAGTATAAAATTAGCCATGACCACATTATAAAACATAATGTTGTGCACAAAAATAACATAGCAATAGCAAACTCTTTAATCTTTTCCATTTTATTATTATATTTGTCGGAACAGAAGGATTCGAACCTCCAACTCTCTCCAACTCCCGGAGAAATCTCTACCAATTGAGATACTATATTCCGTAAATTACTTACAATTATATATAAGAACACATTTATAAATTGTCTGAAAATTTAATCATAATTTACAAATTTTCATGTTTGCTTAATTAATAAATAGTTATATAAGAAGTTATATAAAATCATGATTAATAAAAATAACTATAAAAATAATTCTAAAACATTAATTCCTGTAAATGAAGGTTTATTTGGTTTTGGTTCTGCTGCAAAGCCTTCTATGCAATTAACTGCAGATTATATTAGAGGTGCATCTAATGAGGATATTGCTAATATATTAGTAGAGTATGCTAATTATTTTATGGATAAAACAAATTCAGATGCAAATAAGGCGGTAGATGCCTTTGTAAGTAATATTGCAGAATTACTTAAAGCAGTAAAAGAAGATGTTAAAACAGGATTTAATTTCTTTAATTCATTTGGTTTGGCCATAAAAAATAGTATTATGGGTAAATATAAATCTATTAAAGGTAATACTAAAAATTTAGGTAATTTATTAATTTTTAGTGTAGCAGCATTAGTTAAATGTGGTGTTAGTGGCTATGATACAGCTATTCGTGCATTATCTAATGTATATAATATTATTAATACTTTTTTAAGTGAAGCATGGACCGCATTTATAGAAAAATTTGATGCAGCAAAAGATAATATTGTTAACTTTATTCAAAAAGCAAATGATAATATTAAATTATTCCTTGCTGTTGCTGGTGCAGTATTTTATTTAATATCTATGAAAGTAACCGGTGCCGCTCAAGCATTCCAAGGTTTTATTAATAAAATATTAACATCTGTTAAAAATAATTCTTTATTTGCAGTATTCATTGTACGTACATGGTTTGGTACTAAATCTCAGGAATTATTGAATTTTGTAAGTACTACATTTAATGATGTAAAACAAACATGTGTTAATGTATGGAATAAGTTAGAAAAACCGGTATTGCAAGCATGGAAGAAGACTACAGAATCTTTATTAAATTGGATGAGTAATATTAAATTAGGTATGGATTTATTAAATCAAAAAATTAAAGATATTACCACTAATGTAAAGAATTCTGCAATAGGTGCTAAAGATAATATGGCATCTGCCGTTATTAAGAAGGCAGTACGTTCGTTGAATAAACAAAATTATCCACTTGATAAAGTAATGGATATGGTTAAAGCTGCATATAATGAATCTGTTACTATTAATAATGGTAAGCATTCACTTAATGAATCATTATTCATGCATGCATTAAAACGTCAAGTTAGACGTTACAATCGGTTAAACAGCTAATTTTAGTAATTATATAAAATATATAAAGGACTCTAAAATAGAGTCCTTTATTTTTATCCTTCAAATTCAGGTTTTAATGTTTTCCGCAATTCTTTAAGATCATTTAAATACATATCTTTTATTGTTGTATTCTTAATATATTCAGCTTCTTTCAGCATATCTTCCATTTCTTTTTGAAGCTCCGCATGTTCTTCTTTAGTTAATTTAGAAACTTGAACTTTTAATACATCTTCAGGTAAATCATATTTCTTTAAATCTTCTTTTACATCTTCTACTTTTCTATTTGTAATGATAAGTTCTCCAGATGTAACAAGTTCAATAAATTTACATATATTTGTAATTACTTTACATTTATTTTCTATTTGTTCAATATGTTTTTCCTTTCTAACATTATACTTATTTAAGCGGAAATCTACAAAATACTGTAATAATTCATACTTATCACTGAAATGTTTTACTTTTTGTTTCTCATTTATAGTATAAAGTATATCATCATTAATTACAGTATATAATAACATTTTCTTTAACAGATTATCTTTCCTATCTGCTTGCATTTCTCTTGCAAGTTTTGTTTTTGGGAATTGTATACGATAATCTAATACATCATCATGTGAGAAGTTCTTCCAATCTTTTATATATCCTTTTTCTATATAACTATTAAGTTTCTTTTCTAACTTATCATATGTTACATCATAAGGTAAATCAGTAATACGAAGAATATCTGAGCCTAAATCAGTTGTATAAACACCCCATGATACCCACTTATTTAATTCTTTATCAAATACAAAGTTCTCTTCTTTAATACCTCTTACATAAGGTCTGATTATAGTTTGTATTTCATTCTTTTTTATATATTCTATACATGCATCTATAATATCAATTGGATTATAAGAAAAACATGAATACTTATAACCTGGTGCCATACCTTCAGTACGAGAACATAATATAGTTGGAATTATAGGCAAATAATAATATGGTTCAAGATATACACCTTCATCAAATGTATATTCTAATAAATCTTCATCTACTTTATAAAGTTTAGCAAATGGTGATAATTTACAATATAAGTAACGGGGTGATGCAGCAGCTTTAGGATCTCTTAAAGAACCATGCTGACCTGCAATAGTAATAGGATTTAAGTTATCTGAAAATTCTGCGGCTTCTGTTAATATAGTTGTATGAATTGATGCATCGCCATGCATATATAATGTATAATTATAAATATCACCAGCAAGGTTAATATTCTTTACTTCTGCTCCGTTTTTCATAGAGCCTTTAAATGCAGCATGCATCATCTTACGTGCACCTACTTTAAATCCATCAATAACTGATGGTAATGCGCGAGTTTCAATTACATAATGTGCATATTCTCTATAATCTTTATTTAAAAAATCACTTACATCTCTTACTACTTCTTTCGGTGTGTTATCTACATTAAATAAGTCTACTGTTGTAATTGTATTGTTTTTTCTCATCGTATATAAAATTTTATAAAAATCTATTTGATTTATGTATATTTTATTTCTTGCTTCAACCTATCATTACTTTTTCAGTTCATTACTGAACCTCCATCCATAAGAGGATAGTCCACAAGCTTAAATTTGGTAGTACGACTACCTATTAATTTATTCTCTTTATAAATTTGACTATATGTTTCTTTGTCCTTCAATTAGTATATTCATTGCCGCATTTATATCTCTATCGTGAATTTCTCCACACTGAGGACATTTCCAGTTTCGTTCATCCAATTTTAGTCCTTTATAAATATACCTACAACACGAACAAGTTTTTGAACTTGGATAATATCTATCAATAAATACAACTTGCTTATCATTTACAAGAGCTTTACGCTATAATATTTCTTTGAACTTGAAGAATCCTACTTCTTGTATAGCTTTTGCCAACTTATGGTTTTTTAACATACCACTTACATTCAAGTCTTCCATGAAAATTGTATCATAATTCACAAGTAAGTCATTTACTACCTCATGAATATAATTCTCTCTTTGATTAACCAAATGTTCAAATGCTTTTGCAAGTTTATGTCTTGCTTTATTCCAATTATTCGACCCTTTAACTTTTCTTGATAGTTGGTGTTGAAGTTTTTTGATTTTGTTTTCTTGTTTCTTTAAAAAGTGTTTGTTCTCAAACTTCTTACCATCTGAAGTTATAACAAAATCTTTCACTCCCAAATCAATACCTACAGATTTACCAGTTTTATTAAACTTAACATATTCATCTTGAGGAATATCTAAAAGGATAGATAAAATGTAATTACCACTCTTGGTTTTCGATATGGTTGCACTTCTTATTTTATTCTTATACCTCCGTAATCTTGATAAGTATAAATTTGAGCAACGAAACTTAAGGTCTTTAAAAGATTTAGTTAATGTTATTTTTCTTTGTTCAAATGTATTTCTCTTTGAAATTGCAGTAATCGGAAATAATGCTGATAATTTATCTTTCTTTGATTTAAACTTTGGAAAACCTGTATGTAGTTTAAAAAATCTATCAAATGCAGTTAGCATTTGTCTTATGGATTGAGTCATTACTTGGGTATTTTGTTCTTTTACCCAAAAATACTCTTCATTTTTACGCAATTTTCCATAAAAATATTTTGAAAGTTCATTTGCTGAAAGATTAATTTTATTATCGTCATATTCTTTTTGTTTAAGGGCAAGCATATGATTATATACAAAGCGATAGCATCCAAGCAATTTATTAATTGATTGTTCTTGTTCTTTATTTGGTTATAATCTTATTTTAAATGCTCTTAACATTATAGTATTTATAACTCTATTCTTTTAATAAATATTTTTGTCTATATTTTCTAACACATATTCTTCATTATTAATGAGTGTAATATATGTTTTTGTTACTTCTCATTTATTTATAAGGGTAATTTTTACATTTGTCTAAAACTATAAATATAATGTAAGTTTTACAATTATTTCTCTATTACCATGAAACCAATACTACATCCATTTCTAATTTTTTGTAACATTTTTGTTACATACTTATTACATATTTTTTTATTTTTTATTGTGATAAAACGAAAAAAGAGAACGAATTAAGTTCTCTTTAATTTTTTGGACTTATTATTTCTAAAAATCTCTCTTTCATTTCAGGGTCTTTCAATGGTATATTACCATATGTTGGTGGAATTTCTTCCCATACTGAACGATTAACCCATATAGTTTCATTACTATTTTTAGGAATTACTCCCTTAATGCCATTCATTTTTATGAAGAACCTTCCATGTCTATACTTATAATGGAAATTATCCCAATTTACATCATACTCATCTTTAAGTATCTGTTTAATCTCATCAGTGTTTTTCTTATTCATTTGAGAATGACTCATATAAGTATCGGCTGTTTGATTAATACTATTTCTAATGCAGTCATTTTGCCTATATAAAAACCATGCATACGCATCATTATCATTAGGAACTGACCATACTTTACAATCAAACTCAAATAAACTATCATCGGGAATAACTCCTTTTGATTGTTGTAACTTATGAAATTCCATAGTAAAATATGTACTTGCCATCGCAGCACAAATACTTTGAATCTTACATATCCTACCGCCCCATAAAGTATCAGTTTCTTGAGTTATATGGTCATTAATAATGATAGAAATTTCATCAGACTGTGTATAACCCAAGCGTGCACCTTGTATATTCTTTAATAGATATGTGGTTGTATCATTCATTAACTTTATAAAGTCATTATCAAACGGTCGTTCAAATCTCTTTTTAATTTTCTTTGAAAAACAATGCCCATCTAGCATAATAATGATAGGACAATTTGGCATAACTTTATAATCAGTCATGCTTCTATAATATTCACACTTTTCTTTTAAACTGTTAAATTTCATATGTAATTTAGTTTAAGCTAATGAATTAATTGTATCTGCAACGTCATTTAAATTGTCACAAATAATACCGCCATACTTTTCTACTAATTTCTTAATGGCATCAAATGATTTAATTTCAGCTTTAGTAAAAGTCTTTCCAGTATCTACACTCTCATTAAGTACTGCAAATATAGTATAAGCTGCAGTTTCTTGTAAATCAGCGTTGTATACATAAGAACACATTACACTCTCCACTAATTCTGCTATAGAATATACCCCTTTCATGTCAGGTGTAATTACATATAAATGAATATCACATGGACCCCATTTTTCTTGCTCTTCTATTAGTTGACAATCCTCTGTCCAATCTTCTACAACAGGATTAAAATATAGTACATCGGTATGTAACATTGGAATTAATTTATCCCTCCATGTTGAACCATTACAAGTACCCCCTAAAAATACTTTTTTCTTTTCTTTTCCCCACATATAAATTATTATTATTGTTCTATTATATAAATTATATGAATTAAAAGTGAAAAAGTCTATATAAAATAAATATTTTAAATAACAAATTTAATAGTTATATGAAATTTACACAACGACTTGTAGAAAAATATGGAGATTCCTGTTTACATTTTGCAGTATGTGCATGGCTAACAGCATTATTATCACCATTTGGTTGGATAGGAGTAATTATAGGATTTTTAATATCTTGCATTATTTCATATATAAAAGAAAAATATTTAGATGTTGTATTTGAGAAGAATGATTTATATGGTGGTATATTAGGTTCACTCACATCTATCATTTTATTTGCAATAATAAGTATTTTTATATAAAATAATTTTTAAAACACTAAACACAAAAACATAACAACTCACAAACATATGAATATTAAAAAAAATATTATAGCATTAATACTATATATAGGTATACCAATATCTATAATTCTTTATACATTAATATTCTTACGCATACCTATGAATATTAATGATAAAAGTGATATATTAGAAATAGAAACGATATTACAACGCTAGTATAATAGAGATAGTATTGATATAACTTATATTGGTCCATTATATAAAAAAGGTCCTCATTATTATCAAGTAATAAAATTTACATGTCCTAATACAGTATTAGATAGTACCCCGGAACATTCTGCATTAATAAAATTAAAAGAAGTTAATCTAAAATACCACGTTGACAGTATCATATAGAAAGCGCAAAAGGAAACTAAGTAAGGTTTCCTTTTTTATTTTATAGACTTTTTACATATTTTCTTTATATATAATTGTTTATAAAAATATAAATTATGGAAAAGTTATCAGAAGAGATAAAGAAGTTAAGAATTAGGTTTATTAGTGACCTCAATTTACCTATACAAGTTATTCATTCTCCTTATTTTGAGAATATGCTTGATTTATTAGAGGATGAATACAAGGCTAAAACGAAATATAATGATTTATTAGACTTTATTAATAATGGACCGTTCAATGGTAATATTAATAAGTTTATTGAAGATTTTCATTATGTTCGTAATCAAGCAATTACATCAATAGAGAATAATGAATCATATCAATTTTTTAATACGGTAAGAGAATTTAAAGAAGAAACAGAAATCCGATTATCTATATATGATAATTATTTACCACTTAAAGTAGAAAAGAAAGAAGTTTATATACCAGATAATGATGGATATGAATTTATTTCTATCGATTTAAAGCATGCTAATTATACAGCTTTACATGCATTTAATCTTAATATAGTAAATGGTACAAATTCTTATGAAGAATTTATTGAAGGATTTTGCACGGAAAATTCATATAAGGAATATCTTAAAAATTCTAAATATACGCGTCAAGTTATATTTGGTAAGCTTAACCCAAAACGAACTATTACTGTAGAGAATTATATGATTATGCAAATTTATAATGCTCTATGTGAATGTACAAATATTAATCAAATTGCAGATCTTTATACCGTAAAGTCAGATGAAATCGTATTTAAATTAAAAAATAATACTAATAAACTTGAAGGTATTAATTATGGTGATTGTTGTATAATTGATTCTGATTATCCAATTCATGTTACCCGATATAGGTTAAAGCATTATCAATTTGCATTTGAAACTTCTGATGCTAAACTTAATGTATATGAACAGCACCGTATGGATAAAGATGGGAATATATACCAAAAAAAATTAAAGTGTGTTCCATCAACATATATGCCTCAAGTATATAAATTAATACATAATCAATCTATCACTGAAGATGATTTAGTATTTTACTATGAACATCAACTTGTAAAATTCATGCATCCTATTAAACTAATTAAGAAATAATTTTATTTAAGGGAGGAAATTAAAAATTTAATTTCCTCCTTATTTTTATTTTACCATTTAATTATATCCCCATTATTCTTTTTCAAATAACCATATTGTATACCGTCTAATCGTCTTAACCACCCTTTTAAGAATATTTTTTGTGAAGGATTATTCTTTACAATATTCTCTAAGAATAATTTTCTACGTTCATGTATTTTAGCAAATAAAGTTTTAGGATCATGATTATTAATTGTTTGTATAGTTTTATCTCCTACTATTCCATCAGGATTAAGTTCTAACATCTTCTATACAATTGTAATACCATACTTACCAGATCCCCATACCCAGTCTACAAGGATATTTGCAATGCTTTGGTCTTTAATTAAGTCTGCTTTCCATTTATCCCAGTAATTCTTTTTCATTACATTAATGGCATCTGCATCAGATATTAACTTTAAATCTTTAACATCTATAATACCATCTTTATTTTTATCATAGCCTTGTACTTTCCATGTAGAAATAGTTACACCTTTATTTGTAGCACCCCCTTTATCATTTGGATTATTTACATATCCTCCTTCCCATGATAAAATATATTCTCCCAATAATTTATAATTTGCCATTACATTATATAATTTTCTTGTTTTATTTATAGCTCTATAAATAAATTACAAAGAAAAAGTATTTTAATTTTATGAGTAGATTAGGACAAGATAATATTATAGTAGCTACAGTAGAATCTATCGATGATCCAACATTCTCAGGCCGTATTAAGGCAAGGGTTAAAGGTTTTCATGATAATATGACAACTGCACAATTACCTTGGTGTACTTATGGTGGTTCATCTGTTGCATCAGCATCTGGTGGTGGTTCTATATCTATTCCTAAGGTTGGTCAAACAGTCAGAGTTCGTTTCAAAGATGAGAAAAATACATCTATGGAATGGTATGGGATTAGTACACTTGATAAAAACCTTATTAATGAAATTAAATCTGATTATGCAGGTTCATAGGTTTTATTATATGATTCATCTAATGATTTATCTATAAAATACCAAAATGGCACTGGTCTTGTTTTATATTATAAAGGCTCATATATTCAGATTACTCCTGATAATACTATTACCATTCATTATGGTAAAGGTGCTACTGGTACACAAATTCAATTATCCGATGGTCGTGTAGATATTCAAGCCCAAAATCAAATTAATATTACATCTGGAAAATCTATAAACCTTGAAGCTGATACTATTACATTAGATGCTAAATCTGCATTACAATTAAGAGGTGATAAATCAGGTGAAACTGCCGTTAATGGTATTCAACTTATAACTGCATTGTTAACACTTGCAAATCAAATTGATTAGAAAGTTCCTCAAACAGCCGGACAAGCTACATCTTATATTAATGCTATTAAAGAAGGTTTATTAAACCAACAAATTCAATTAATTTGAGTCTTCTTCTGGTATTGTAAACGAACATCCCATTCCATCATCAGGAACTTCATATTTCTTTTGTTGCTCTGTATATTGCTTGTATTCTTCTTGCGACATATGGAGCAACATCATTAATGAAGGTTTTGCTTTCATTGCATTTGGATCACATTGTTTAAACATCTCCATTAAATGATCTGTATCTCCTTTTGGAAATCCATTTATTGGAGGTATTTTTGTGTTCTTTAATTTATCCTCTATAGTGTTCATATTATTATTTTGTTCATTAATTTGTTGGCTATAACCATGTTCTCTCAAATAATTTCTCCAATATGAAACTGTATTATTATCATGTTGCAGATACCAGTCAATAGCATTTTCTAATGTGATTTTACCAGTATTTAGTAATAACACATTTTCCTTATCCATTACCATGTACTCACCAGTAGTTTTATCAACAATTAAATTATCTACTATTTCATAAATGGTAGAAATCTCCTCATTGACACGAGTATTAATATCAATCTTATAAACTACTGAATTATTATTATTTGGATTAACTATTTGATTATTATTCTTAAGTGCTTTCTTTTCAGCTATATAACCTCTTTCAAGACGATAATTATATAATGTACGTTGTGAACATTTTATACCCGCATCTTGAATATTCTTAAGATTTTCTTTAATTTTTAATTCAGAATTATAAATTTTATCTATCTCCTTATATTTTATTGTTGCTCTACATTGATTAGAGAGTTGTCGAGGTGTTAAACCATGTGCATGTGCATATGTACGATCTACTTTATACTTACGAGGATCGCGATGTTCAAATTTAATATCTTCATAAGGTTTAGCTAATACACTCTATGCAATTTGACGTAATGTCTTATGATTCAATACATTATCACTATTATCATAATAATAATAACTTTCACATACCATTAAGTATGTCATGTATTCCAAAGTTAATTCAGGACTATCATTTTTCATACATCGCATTAATAAACCATTACGATATAATGTTTTACGACGATGTTGTCCATCTTTTAATTGTTTAATAATATATTGTGGCACTTTCTTACCATTTGTAATCAATTGAATATCATTCTTTTCCCACTTTCTAAAAATCTCTTTATAATTATCATCTAATAATGCATAGCCATCATTAAACTCAATTTCAGTGTGGAAAAAATATGGATATTTTTTACGATACTTATAAATAAAATCTTTTTCCTATAATCCCCCTAAACAATCATGCCAAAATTCTTTATTCTCTTTACTTTCAATAGAATTAAGAATATTATTTCTAAATTTTTCAGTATTTAAATAATCAATAATATCTTTCTTATTAGAAATGTTGATATTAGTTGGTTTTAATATATGTCTATTATATAACTCATCTAATTCGATTTTATTGCCTTTCAAATCATAAAAGTTACCCCACTCAAAACTATTATAATCCTTAGTACGGCTACGTGTATTTACTATCCCAAAATTAAATGAGTACTTTGTAAGATCAATATAACGATAGTAACTAATTACCTCTGTCTCATTCATATATAAGTATTTAGGACGGAATAATGGTTCCATCTTATAATTTACATAATAGCGAGATCTTACACCACCTCCCTGTATAAATTGATGATAATTAGCTAATGATGAGTCTATTACAAAATTTCTAAATACACCAGATGCTAAACCTATATTACGATAAACCCTTAAAAATTCTCCCTCTGTTTTAACAGGACTATCCAACATATAGATAAAACGGTATTTATACTTTTGCTCTCTATCATTATTAGATACCGTAGTATATGCAAAGTGTGGTTTAATATCTAATAACTTTATAGCCTGCTCCATTGAACATGGGCCATTATCAATATCAAAAACAATAAGATAACTTTCGCCAAACGTTTTATCAGTTTTACGTATTTTTGAACTATAACCTTTGTATGACCATTTATAATATTTTGCCCTCTTTTCTAAATTTAATGACTATGGTCTACGCCCCCTTTTAGGTGGTAATTTAAAAAAATCTATACGTTCATTATACAATGCAACTTTAAGTTCTTGTTCACAATAAGCAAATGTTAATGCACGTCTATCATAATCATCTACCCCCATATTTTTAAATGTACCTGCAACAAAAGAATAACCTGCCTTTATATTCTTTACAAAATCTTCAAAGGTAAGTTCAGTTGGTTTCCACCGAATATAACTCCAGTGTAAAACCCCAGGTTCATGTGAAAACTCACCTTTACTGTTAAACCCAATCTTATAACCATAAGATCTATTTGATATTGGGCAATGTATAATGTGATTTTTATTTAACTATTTACTATTTTGCATATTTTACTACTGTTTCATTATTATATATATTTATATTAGAAAAAAATAAAAGAGTTTAATTTTCAAAAATATTTTTAATTATTTATAAAAAATATTTTTTATATAAAATTTAGTGAGATAAATAATATGCATATTTTAAACTGTTAAGTCGTAGAGGTAACAGCGGTTATACTCGCGACTTATTTTTTTAATTGAAACAAAAAAGTGGCAATTCCAATATAATTATATAATGTAGTTATGAAATGTATTATATTAATATACATAGATAATTACTAAATTAAGTTTTATTTAAATATTTAAATAATTAAATGATTTATATAAAAGAAACAAAAATTTTATATAATTAAATATAAAACCTTTATAAAAAGTAATACTTTAATTTTAATTTAAAGCTTCTTTTTTATAATAACTTAATATATTCTAAAATATAAAACCTTTATTTTCTATATCATCTAATATTATATTATTAACTTCTTTTAATAACTATATATTATGTTTATCTTCTATTATATCATTTATTACATATGATATATTACATCCTGATATTAATGTATATATAACACCCATGAATGCAGATATAATATCACTATTAGAATTATCTTCATACTAATCTTGTAAATAAGCAATATAATAAAACCATGGATTAAATTTACGGTAAACTAAATCATGACACGCTTGTTTAATAAAATACTATAAAGTATTTTTATCCCATACTTTAAATAATATATTACTTACTATATTCGTGTTAATATTTTCATATATATTATTACCCTATAAAAATATTAACCACTCTTCTAATTTTTTAATATCAGTAATGGACTTATCATAAAGCTAAAAATTTTTAATCTAAAAATTATCTTTAGGAATATTAAGTTTTGACTAAACTAACTTTATTTTATCTATTATTAATTGATATGTTTCATATGATTTATCAACTTCTGCTTCATCTATACCTAAAATAATACCTATTACGGAATTTCTATTATTTTCATGGTCATCTATAAAAACATCTAACCCAATATTATTATATAAATGATTAAAAAGCATATTAAATATAGTCATACAATATATAGCCTAATCAACAATCTCAGGTTTTATAAATATGCGATTAATATGTATTAAACTCTATTCTTTAATAGTATTAAATAAAGTTGTTAAAAAATTACATATCTATTCAGCTATATCTTCATTATTAATATGGTTATTATAAAGATCTATAACTTCTATATAAGGAACTATCTGATTTTGGTTTTCATTTATAAATTGTAAAATAAATTCATAATTTTCATTTATATCTGTATATTTAATTTCAATGTTATTAAATTTATCTTTAGTTATTTCAGTATTATATAAATTACCATCTACATCTTTATACTTAACCGTTTTACATATATAAAATAAATTATCTATACGTAAGTTCCACTATACATTATCAATATATGTATTATCAATATTGTTATTTAATATACTATTAAAATCAAATCCCATAAACTATTTATAAACATATATAAATTATCACTGTATATATAGTTTATTTCTCTTGTATCGTATTATAATTACTTATATGTATACTTTATAGGTATTTTATATTTTAATGTGTTATATAAAGAATAAACAGTATATAATAAAATAAATTAATATCATTTATAAATTAAATTTTATTTCATTCAAATTTACTTTAAATTAGTAATTAACTTCGTATATTAATATATTAACTCATCTAACTACATTATATAATTATATTCGAATTGCCACTTTTTATATAATTAATGATATGTATATACAGTTTACTTATAAGTATATAATATAATAATAGTTATTATAAAGGTTATAAAAAGGAATTTTATATTTAATTATATAAAGTATCTTTTTCATTTTATATTGAATTAAAAATTATTTTAATTATGTAATTAAAACTTTAATATACTAATTAACTTCGTATATTATATATTACATTCCTTATCTGATATATATAATTATATTCGAATTGCCACTTTTTTATTTCAATTATCAATAAATATAAAAACATAATTTTTATATTTTCTATTTACATGACACATGATGAATTTAAAGATTGGTTAAAGGATGAAGTCACTATTTCAGGAGCATTATCTATAGAGATACCAGATAAGGAATATGACCGTATAATTAATAAAGAGTTAAAAGCTGTATATGAATTATCACCAGAAGCTGTTAAAGAAAGTTATACTATTATTCCAGCTGAATATTTTTATAGAGAAGAATTTAGAAAGAATAGAACTATACAATTTCCATCATGTGTTGTTTCTATTAATAGATTTGTTGAAATGAAACGTCGTAATGCTATGTTTGGTATTAATGATCCTGATTTTTCATTTAATAAAACTTTCATGGCTGATATGTGGTTGGGTTCACAGATGAATATGGATTCTGTGGCATTCCGTACTATATAGTGGAGTTTATGGGATTAGATGAAACAATTTAATCTTATAGATATAAAACATCGATGGAATTGGGACGAACATACATTATTAGTTTTAGGACATGACCCAACTGTAAATGTTTTTTGCGGCATGCATGTTAAAGTTGATAAAGAACATGTCTTTGATGATTATTGGGCACAGAAATGGATAGCAGCAAAAATGAGATTACGAGCTAATACATTACTTACTTTATTTCAAACTAATTTAATAGGAGGTGTCACTATTAATATGGCAAGTTATGTAGAAGAAGCCAATAATGATATAACTGAATGTAAAGAAAAATGGAAAGATAATAATAATATCCCTATTTTTGATACTATTCCATAAAAATAAATATATTAGTTTAAATTATTCAATAACATAAAATATAAAAATTATATAAAATTATTAAAAAGTGTATAAAGTTACTTTTTGTTTTATATAAGTTTTACTGAAAACTGCATTCTGTATATAATCCAGTAGCAGAAACCGATATTTCCATTTCAATTTTTTAACTTTATTGAACATTTCTTTCCAATTATTCAAACCATTTAATGTTTGCTTCCATTGCTCATTTAAATGGTCAAGTTGGATAGGCGGATAGAAATGCCCTTTTTTAAATTTATTGTATGCACGTCTTGCAACTTCAATACTTGAAGCTATCATATCAGGTGTAGATTCATTACCATATAAAATATTACCTATAAAAGAACTATATGCTGGATTTACTTCAGTTATAAAATAACCATGAATGTTACTTAACATCTTTAACTTGTTAATAACCAAATTCCTACACCATACATTATTACATAAACGGTTAAAGGTTTTACCATTACCTTTATCAGAGCTATTAATTGTTAATTCTTCTAAACATATTCTACTACATTTCCAAGTTTTTAATAATTTATCAACATGATAACAAATTTTAATCAATTCATATTTTCGTTTATTGTTACTTACTAAAGTTTTATTTAATTCAAAAGTAGTTATGACTTCTTTGTGTAATATCTTAAATTTTTCTGAATTATTTTTGTCAAATTCTAAAATAGATAAACCCATTGTATTTGGATTCAAATCTATACCTATAATTCTATTACTTTTTAAATCACTGTATTTTTCATATTGAAGTCTACTTTCATCGAATATAATATATAATTTTTTAGTAGCTACATTTAACTTAACATTGATTGCAATTTTATTTTGTTTACTTAATTCTTGTAACTAATATAAATCACGTAAGATATTTTTACATGGTTGTTTATAAGTTAAATTATAATGTTGTTTTCTATTTGGTTTATAAGTTAATTCATTATTTGTAAAGTCAAAATTAAACATTCTATTACCATGTTGAGGAGCTTCTCCTTGATAAGTTACTGGTAATAACTTATCTAATTTATATTGTTCTTTAGATTTCTTTTTTAACAAATAATCCTTTAAATTCTTGAAACCACCAAAAATTACAGTTTTTAAACCTTTTGTTTTATTTGATTTAAAGATGTACATTGCATCTTTAATTGCACATTGAGATAACCAACTTGGTTGCTTGAATATTTCATTTATTAATTTTCTTAAATCTTTTTCTTTTAAACTATTATTATCTACTAATCTATTATAGCTATAACGAACCATATTATTAAATACTTTTTGTGTACTTAATAATTCAGTTATATCATTCGTTATATCTAATATAATAGTTTTCATATTTTTTTATTCAAATAAATATATAATATAAATATTTAATTATAT